ATTTACTTGAAGTAATAGTTTAATAAAGAGGTGTAAGTGGCTGATTTCTGAAACACACCCCCACTTTACATCTCTTTTTTCACATTTGACATAAGCAACTGATTGACAAATTAATAGCTGTATTTACTGATGAATCTATTAGAACCTTCATTCACAAGTGACATAATTTGGACTATAATAGCCCTATTTGCCATAACAATTGGCTGTATTGTGTCATCAAAAGATAGAAAACATGACTAATTCAACAAGAATTTAGTCACTTTATAGCTAACTTAGTTTAATTCTAACCCTGAAACCTTAGGAATAAATCTACTAAACTGAGGTTTCTACAATGATACATAATGTAAAATCCAATGCACAGTTATGCCTAGTTAATCAATGAATAATAGTAGTTGATAACATTAGATAGAGGGCTAAATCTATCAGAAACATGAATATACTATAATAGAATAGCATATGAGACAGACAGTAGTTAGAATCTATACTCTTCGAGAATCATGATAATAACAGTAAGTTATTTCTTATGATTAGCACTTCTACCACTCCTAAACTCTCACCACTTGAAGAGTTTGAGTTAGGCTTGAAGAATCAAATTGAACAATTTAAAACTAAAAGATATGGACGAACCTTATAACTGGGAAGAATTTCCTTATGAAGTCGATGAGCCTGAATTCAATGAAGACTAATCAAGATTTTAAGAATGAGGAGAGTGCTAAACAGTACTCTCTTCTCAAGAAAACCATCAATAAACCCATTGGTAAACTAATAAAAGAATGTCATGAAACACTTGAAAAATATAATACTAAGCATACTGTTATTAACAGTAGCTTGTAGTTGTGTGAAGTTTGAGCCTATTGTTAGATACACTGAACCTGATGATACATGGAACTATGCTACCTTTAACCCTTCAAGTGTAGTAGAGTATCATGGTGCTCAATCAAAGAGAGGTTATGTGTATTGGATAATATATACTGATCCTGATTGTGGATGGAATAATCAGGTTATATCTATGGATTGGGAAACTATGTCTGCTGTAATACTCATATTAAAAGCACCATTAGAGGACAGAGACAGACTAATGGATGAGTATAAACCTACTATTCTGTATAAACAAGGTTATCAACCTGTGTTAGTATTAACAGATAAAGATTAGATATTAGGTGAATATGCAATCAGAGAGTTATTTGAATAACTTCATAAAGCAATTGATTCTTGTTTGATAAATGTTTGACAGTAACAGTCAGTATGTGAATATAGACTGTTACATTTTTAATTGAAATTGTTGTTTTAGGCATATAATAGGTTAAATTAAATTGATGTAGCTATGTTGTGAAACATGGTTACATATGCTCCTTTAGCTCAGTTGGATAGAGCAACTCACTTCTAATGAGTAGGTCATAAGTTCGAGTCTTATAAGGAGTACGATGGTTTGTATACACTAACTTTCACCCATGATGGATTGTAACCTCTTACATTAGTAAAGTTACTTTAGTAGACTCAATAAGAATGGTTGTGTTGGCTGATAGACTACTATTAATACCAGATATCCCCACTGATTATGGGTAATCAGATATCTGGTATTTTCAATGTAAACTCTTAAATACTTAAATATATGGGATATATTTCAGAAGCAAAAGATATTAAGCAGAAAAGATATGGTGCTTATATCAATCATTGTAAAACTCTTAGTATAAAACCAGTAGCTTACACTGAGTTTAATAGTAGTATTTACTATGATACTTATACTAAGTTTGTTGAATTTAATAATAATAAAGAATAATATGAAACATTATGTATTAGTAGGGTGGCCTGAAATCCAAGATTTCATGGTACATGAAAGATGGAATGAATGTGTTTTCTGTATAGAAATAGAGAACCATCCAGTAGGAGATAGTACTTATGCAGTACCTTTTGATTTATATGAAGAGGTGTGTCAAATACCAAGTACTAAACAAACTCTCGAAGATGCTGCTAATTTTATTAGTATGGCTACATTTGAGTTAGGAGAGGAGGTTAATGAAGACCACCTTGATGATAAACTGCTTTATATAGCTAGCAACCTAAATAATAAGAATATACTCTTGTGGTGAATGTCCTTATTGCAGGAGTAAAACTATAAGGAATAGTAGAAGGCACACTACAAGGTATTGTACTTTAATTAAACAATATATTAAAGGTCAATCAATACCTGTAGAGTGTACTTTGAAGGAACAATAAACTAATTAAAAAATAGTGATATGGTAATAATTATAGTGTGGATTACAATCCTTATGTGTGCAATTGGTGCTGTTGCACTTTACATAGTGAAAGGTAATAGTGTAAAAAGTAAGAAGGCTGAGACTGTTAAAAACAAGTTCTCAATTATACTAGATGCTGAGTTTGAATCTTTCAAGTATAGAGTTTACTTCAATAACTACCTTATTGCAGTATGTTGTACAAAGGAAGAAGCAATTGAGTATATAAATAAAGTCAAAAAGAATTGTGAAGGAATGAAACCTAATGGTGCTATTTATGAAGAATACATTAGTTAGATACTGGTGGAATGTCAAGAGTTGGTGGTTAGTTATACCAGACTTAGGCAAGATGATTATTGTACTTATACTGATATGTGCTATACAGTTGCTTATAATGTATAGTATATTTGGTATCCCTGATTGGTTTGAGTGGTATATTAGTAAATGTAATCTTATAGATTTGTAATATGGAAGATAATAAGAACTGTGTTATTCTTTCAAAGAAAGAATATGATGAACTGAGAAGCCAGAGTAATATACCTCGCCTTAGTATAGTTATTGATTTTAATTATAGGTGGAGAGGTAAGAATATTCATGTTGGTGGAACATTAGACCCATCTGAGAAATTATACTATCAAATCAGAAGAATCTGTGATGAGATATTTGAGAAAACTCATAAGATTGTGAAGGAATATGGTGATGAAAGACTGGCTATCCTTGATGAGGCATTAAATATCATCAATGTATTTGAGAATCTTCCTTGGTGGAAAAGAATATTTTATAAACCTAATTATTTCAAATAATGAATATAGCAGAAATACTCAAAAATGCTCCTAAAGGTACTAAATTATATAGTCCTTTGTTTGGAGAAGTTGAACTTAAAAGTGTAGATGACGACGTAATAGAAGTTAGAATAGAAGATTCACTCTCTACCTTTTATAAAGATGGTAGATTTTATCGAAATTATTCTAGTGGCGAATGCTTGTTATTCCCTTCTAAAGATAAAAGAAACTGGGATAATGTTTACTTTTTGAAGGATAAAGCTCCAGTAATGGTAAGTGATGATGGTTATGATTGGAGACTTAGAAATTTTCGTGATAACCATACAGCATATCTTCTGGATGAGGGTGGTAACATAGTAACTTATTGTTATTGGAGCTATGTAGTTCCCATTGACAAATTCAACTTTGATGACACACACAGTAGCATACTTAATGCATTACAGTAATGAAAGTACTAAGAAGAAAAGGAAGTAGAGTATTTATGTTGTTTGCCTCATGTAATGGTAAAGAACTTAAAGTGTATAACCGATGATTACACTGTTATTTGAGTTTATCCTTCTAGGATTAGTAGGAGGGTTAATAGGGCTATTCTATAGGAATTGCCTTAAAGGAGAGAATCAGATATTCAACTTCATCTACTACAGATGGTTGAAGCCTTGGGCTGAGATTGAAGATGACCTATGGTGCAATGAGTGTATTAACATAAAGCCTAGAAAGATTGATAGATTCAAGGCTTGGTTAGCATACCCATTAGGTTATTGTATATACTGTAATACTACAATCATAACAATTATTCTATGTATATTATATCTATCATCATGGGAAGTATTGCCTGCATGGCAGAATATAATAATAGGAGTAATTACAGCTATAGGAGTGCAGCATTTAGTAGTATTAGATGTAAGTAAGTATTTAATGAATAAACATCCTGATTTTGACAATGAAATATGAATATGGAAGAGACTGCATCCCAGAAATCTGGTATAGCTGATATGTGGGATGATAAAGCAATAGAGATAACTCAAGAAGAGTTAACTATTGAACCAATAGTATTGGAACCAATTGAGATTGATTTTAGTATCAATAAGTAACATGAATAATACAGTTAAAGTAAATCTTTCCATTAAACTGCCAGGCAGTGTAATGTTAAGTCAGCAGGCGGCTGAAAACACACCAAATAGTTTTAATGAGTTTAAAATAGAAGTATCTGGTCCTAAAGGTGAAGACAGGGAAGTTCTTACTGTTCAAACCAGAAAATGTGCTCCTGCAAGTCAATCATTGAACATCAGCAAAGATGCTTATGATGCCATGATTGATAAGGAATTATGCCCTTATTGGTGTAAAGCAGGAACTTGGGCTGGCATGAATGATAAGATGAGACTTGAAGCTCACTTGAAGAGGATTGCTGAAGGACTTGGTGGTACTTCATTTACCTATCAAGTATTTGAAGATTAAGTTTTGTTTTTTGTTTTGTGTTTTAATTTCAATTTCAAAAGAGCTTGCTTGTGAAAGTAGGCTCTTTTTCTTTTAACTCATTAAATTTAAAAGATTATGGAGAAAAGAAATATTAGTATTAGCTTAGAGAAAGCTAAAGAGTGGTATGAAGGTGGGAACATAACACTTAAACAACTAGCTCTTGAAGCTTATTCAGAAGAAGAGCTAAAGAAGAAAACAACCTACTCAAACATAATTGATGAGCTATGGGGAAGAGGTAAGTTGACTAAAGGACAAATATCCATCAGTGGTATTACCACAAGTAATAATGTAGAGAAGATAAAGGTTCTTAATAAGTTATACATCATAGCTACATACTTCAATGGTGATTGGGTTCCTTCACTTGGTATTGATAATTACTATATTGGTAAGGGCATTAGAACTATAAAAATAGCTTGTAATAATTGCATTCTATCATCAGTACCATACTTTAAGAATAAAGAAGATGCTCAGAAAGCTCTAGAGATGCTCAGTTCTGATGAATTAGATGCCTTGTTCAAGTAAATGAGGGGGAGGGGGTAATAATATGCAGTTAATCCATTTTAAAGAAGATACTAATTGTGCTTATCCTGTAGGAGCCTCATTTAACAAAAATAGAGACTACATAGTTGAAGTAGCTCGTACTGTCCACACTATAGCAGGAAGAGAGAGGTCTGTTGCATTAATATGCAGAGGTACTTCTGGTACTATATTAGCTGGAGCTGTTGGGTATATCTTAAAGAAGAAACAGCATGATGTTAGTATTATAGTATCAAGAAAGTGTGAAGAAAGTTCACATGACTATAATATGTCAGGTGTAGAATTTCTTGATACTAAGAATAAACCTTTCTCTGTAGTTATAGACGATTTTATACATACTGGGGACACTGTAAAGACTATCTTAAAGGATATTGATTCTAATATTACTACCCGTACATTATGTATGCTATGTGTTGATAATTATTTGAATGATGAAGAGGTAAGAGCAAATCCTAAATATGAGTTTCTTCAGAGATTTGACTATGTACTATGTAATAAGTTAAAGAAGAAAGATACTAATAAATCAGCTATTATATATGGCTATGTTGTACCTTAAAAGATTAGTTATTGTATCACTAATAGCTTATATAACCAGTAGAATAATTAGATATAAACCTAGACTTGATTTAATTCAATCTAGGGATAAGTATCATTTATTCTTCTGGTTTAATAAGTATGATTGGTTAGGTAACTGTAGTAGAACCTACATAAAACTATTTTAATATGAGCTATGAACTTAAAATGCAAGGAGTAGGCAATGGTAAAAGGTCAAGATTATACAAGAAGACAAAGAGAGCTTCTATGAATAAGATTGATGCTACTCATTTACCTATGAGAGTACAGTCTGACAAAGGTAGCTACTGGAGTCAAACTAGTAGAGGATCAGTACATATATCATATAGTAAGCTAAGGAAATTCTTGATGGCAAGAGTTGGAAGACCAGTAGATAAAGTCTATTCAGAGTTTCTTCAAGAGGGTAGTAAATATGCTCAAATAAGAAATCTTCAAGAAATATTTAATGAGTTTATACACCAACGTGATAACTATGCTAATCGTGGTCTTAAGTTGGGTGGATTCTATGTATCTAATGGTATTCTCAATTATAAGGCATCTAAGAAGAGGGTAGAACTATTTAATAGGTCACATGTAGAGTATAACCGTAGCCATTTTCCAGACTCTGAGACTATGAAGAATATAACTCTTGTCTTAGGTATAAGAGGTCCACAACTGCTCACTAAAATGTGGGTAGTAGTTAAAGGTAACCTTATGCTTTTGCCAGTGTATCTTGTTAGTAGTGTTAAATGGGAATCACTTCAAGACCCTAATGATAAAGCAATAGGAATCTATGGAAAGAAAGCTGTTGAGCAACTAAAAGAGTTTGTTATAGCTAAGGTAGTTGGGTATGGTTCTCAGTATGCAGTTACTGTATGGAAATTCTTTATTTATAAGAATTGGAGTATAAACGATTACTACTATTATGTAGTTAAAATCTCAGATATTGAAGCATACAAAAAAGAGAAATATAAATTATGAAATAAAGAAGATATGCAAGTATTAAATCTAGTTAGACCAGAGAAAAGTGATATTAAGTTTGAGATTATCACATTCCCTGATGGTGAGCCTCATATCAAACTTGAGGGTATTGATAGAAAAGATAAGGTTATTGTGGTATGTAGAATTACAAGTCCAAAAGACTTGTTCATCCTATTACAGATAGGAGATATACTGAATAGGCATGAGGTTACATTTGCTTTGCACATATATTACCTTATGTCTATGAGAATGGATAGAGTTATTAGCTTTAATGAAGCCTATTCATTGAAGGTAGTGTCTAATCTCATTAATAGTATGAATCCAGAGTCTGTAAATGTGCTTGAGCCTCATTCACACAAAACAGAAGCTCTTATTAAGGAGTTTTGGGGTTCTTTAGAGCCAAGAATACCTAACTTCACTGGTTACATTCCAGTATATCCAGATTCAGGTGCAGTTAATAGGTATCAAACCTTGGGTGAAGTTCTTATGTGTAGTAAAACTTGTAATCCAGACACAGGTAAATTAGAAGGATTTCATATAGAGAATCCTGAATTACTTCAAGATGAAGATTTTAAAGACTTTCCTCTTGTAGTTATGGATGATCTATGTGATGCAGGTGGAACCTTTGTAGGGATTGCTAACAAGATTAGAGAAGTTAATCCTGATAGGAAGTTAGCTATCTATGTAACTCACATGGTTAACCCTAAAGGTATCACTACTCTCAGTGAGAACTATGATGAAGTGTATTTCACTAACTCATATGCAGATTGGGATGAATACATGAAATTACCTGATAATGTAAGAATCATTAAAGTTGTTTAATCATGAAACTAAGAGATTTTATTACTGTATTTATTGTTATATGGATGGTAGGACTTACAGTACTTGCCTTTCATATATTCAATATAGAGAAAAAGCCTCCTGCACATTATGTTAAGTTAGAACAACCAGAGTTTCTCAATGAAGAATTGAATGATAGTACATTGCTAAAAGCCCTTGTCTATTATGAGATTAAAGAACCTTTGATAGTATTGGCACAAGCTAAGCTTGAGAGTGCTAATTATAAATCAAGGCTATGTAAAGAGAAGAACAACATCTTTGGGTTGTATAATAGTAAAGCTCAACAGTATTATAACTTTGACCATTGGATTAATTGCATCATAGCATATAAGAATATGATAGAGTATAAGCAGAAAGATGGTGAAGACTATTATCATTTCTTACTTAGAATTAAATATGCAGAAGATATTGAGTACATTAGTAAAGTTAAATCAATTGTAAGTAAATTACCTCCGTAGATATGAATAGAGATATAGTATCAAAAGATATACAGTCTATAGATTCAAGTAACATACTCCTTGAACTTCCTACTTCATTTGGTAAGACTAAACAAGCTTTAGACTTAATGAATAAGAGAAAACCTAAGAGTATTCTTATCTTAGTTCCAAGACTTGTCTTAATAGATAATTGGAAAGAAGAATTCACTAAGTGGAAGCTTGATGGATACTTGAAGTATGTAACATTTAGTACCTATGTAGGAATAAAGAAGCACAAAGATAAATCATTTGATATGTTAATAGCAGATGAGTGCCATCATTTTACTGAGATGTCTTTAGGACACATAGATACTATGAAATTCAAGTGGTGTGTGTTGCTGTCAGCTACTGTTGGTAAATTCAAGGATGAACTAAAGTGTCACTTCAAAGGATTGTATTGTTATCAAGTAACAGCTAAGAAGGCTATAGATGAAGGTATTTTACCTGATCCAAGAGTGTATCTTATACCTTATAAGTTGGATAACACTAATAGGAAGTATCCATTAGAATTAAAGAATTCATCTAAAGGAAAGAAGGTTACTTGTGATTATGGAGACAGATGGAAATATCTTAAGAATAAATCCTATACATCTATAACTGTACTATGCACTCAAGCAGAATATATCTATGAGATTGGCTCAAAGATTGAATACTGGAAGAGAATGTATATGAGGAGTAAGAATGATGTCATTAAAAATAAATGGCTATATCTAGCAGGTTTAAGATTAAAAATGTTGGGTACATTTAAGAATCCTATTGTACAAAACCTTCAAGTGTTACTTAAGAACCATAGAAGTCTTACCTTTTGTAACTCTATTGAACAAACAGAGATACTAGGTAAGAACTGTATCAATAGTAAAAATAAAGACTCTATTGAAATTCTTGAGAAGTTCAATCAAGGTAAAGTTAATCATATAACGTCGTGCAACATGCTCAATGAAGGTTGCAATTTGACTAATTGCCAAATAGGTATTTATGCTTCCTTGAATAGCAGTGATACTATGATTAAGCAGAAGTTAGGAAGGTTACTAAGACATCCTAACCCTGTATTAATTATACCTTACTATAACAATACAAGAGAAGAAGAGATAATTGAGAAAATGCTTGAGGATTACAATCCAGAGCTTGTAACAGTAGTTGAAAGTTTAAATCAGATTAAGGTATGACAATTACAATTGATGAAGATGTTTGTGCTAAATATAATCTGACTATGAGTGAAGTATTGGCAATAGCTCTTGTGAAAACAGGAGCTGATGTGCCTACTTTATTTGCTAATCTTGAAGATAAGAAGGCATTAGTTAAGGATATGTTTAATAAACATCTTGTAACTATGGGCTATGATGAGAGAGTATCTAGTGTATTGTTAGACTCTGATAAAGACAGACAGCCACAAGATAGGATTGAAGATTTAGCTCTTAAGATGATGGCATTGTTTCCACAGCAAAAGAAGCAAGGTACTTCTCAGTATTTTAGAGGTAATAAGAAAGATGTTACACTAAGATTAAAGAAGTTTTTCAAGCTTTATGGAAACAAATTCACTGATAAACAGATTCTCGAAGCAACTGATAAATATGTTAAATCTTTTAATGGTAACTATGCTTATATGAGAGTATTAAAGTATTTCATTTGGAAAGATGAAAGAAAGGTAGACTCTGATGGTGTAGGCTATGTTAGTGAGGTATCAGATTTAGCTACTTATATAGAGAATGAAACCAGTGATATGGCAGATTCTGATTGGACAGCAAGATTAAAATAGTATGGAATTATATGAAAGAGTATTAAAAGGTCTTGAAGAAAGAAGAAATAATCTACTTGAAGGTGGTATTAATAGCATACCTTCACCATTCATTAGGTTCAATGATGATTTTATAGGAATAGAAAAAGCAACTTACTATTGTGTGACTTCTGTTACAAAAGGTGGTAAATCTCAATTTGCTTCACATGTCTTTATGTACACTCCTCTTATATATGCTTATCATAATAGGGATAAAGTAAGAGTAAAGATATTATACTTTGCACTTGAAGAGACTCCTGAAAGAGTAATGCAGAGATTTATGAGTCATATTCTGTATTATCTATCTAAAGGTAAGATAAGAGTGTCTCCAAGAGACTTAAGAAGTTCAAAGAATGATAAGCCTCTATCTCAGGAAGTACTTGATCTATTACAGACTCAGGAATATAAAGACATGTTTAAGTTCTTTGAAGAGTGTGTCATATTTAGCTCTACTGCTAATCCCACTGGCATCTATAAAGAATGTAAGAGATATGCAGAAGGAAGAGGAGTTATACATACAAAGAAAGCTGTTTATAGAGGTGAGTTAGGAGAACTTAATGAAACAGATTCCTTTGATTATTATGTTCCTAATGATCCAGGTGAGTATATTATTCCATTCATAGATCATATTGGTTTAATTGACACTGAAAGAGGAATGAATCTTAAACAATCAATGGATAAATTATCTGAATATCTGGCAAAGTATCTTAGAAATAACTATGGTATGAGTCCTGTAATTATTCAGCAACAATCCTTTGAGAATGAGAGTAATGATAACTTTGTTAGTGGGAAGATTAGACCATCAGCACAAGGATTAGGTGATAGTAAATATATTGCAAGAGATTGTAATATACTTCTAGGTTTGTTTAGTCCATTCAAGTTTGAACTCAATGAGTATAAAGAATATGACATAACAAAGTTTAGAGATAACATTAGATTCCTTGAGGTTCTTGTTAATAGAGATGGTGAAATGGGTGGTTTATGTCCTTTGTTCTTTGATGGTGCTGTATGTGATTTTCAGGAACTTCCTTTACCTAAAGATACAGAAGGTCTTGCAAGGGTATATAGTTATCTGAAATATATTAGAGGAGTACCACAAAGTTCAAAGGTGTTCTTTATGTCTTCAAGAAGAAAGTATTTGCATAGATGGAAAAGATTATCTATCTTTGCACGGTTTAAAAGAAAAATAAAGGAGAAGTTAAATGGCTAAAATTCTAATTCTTGCGAAAAGTGGATTTGGTAAAACTACTGCATTATGTGGTAGAAAGAAGTTTGGTATTGAAGGATTAAACCCAGCAGAGACATTTCTCATTCAATGTGCAAACAGAGAACTTGCTAACTTGGATTATAAGTTAATTGATGGAGTTACTAGTGCAGATAGCCTGAAGAATGTTATTGGCAATGGTAACAGAATTCAAGTTGGTAATATCTCAGGTCTTGAGAAATTCAAGACAGTTGCAAAAGCTATTGAGATGTTAGCTCAATCACCATTCAAGAATATTGTAATTGATGATTTCAATTACTTATCTCAAGATTATTACATGGCAAATGCCATGAAAGGTGGTTGGGACACTCCTAAGCAAATTGGTTATGGTATGGGACTTATCTTCAATGCATTTGAAGCTATTCCAACCAGAGAGAAAGACTTGTTTGCTATGGCTCATTATGAAGAGTATAAAGATAAGAATGGTGATTCCATTTCTTATAAGTTCAAGACTACTGGTAATATGGTGGATGGTTATATTACACCAGAAGGTAAGTTTGATATTATTCTTTATGGTAAGGCAGGTTGGGATGATCAAAACAAGAAAGCAATTAAACAGTTTGTGATTGACTTTGATGGTGAATATCCTGCAAAGGATTCTATTGGTGCATTGGATGAATGTCCATTATATATTCCTAATGATTTAGGGTATGTAAAGAAGTTGATTAATAAGCATTATAACAGAGAATAATGGATAGAGAACAAGTAGTTAAGTTATTAAGGGATATACAGAATAGTCCTGGCTTTTATAATGATATTACAAAGAAAGATGTTATACTTAACTATTGTGTTGAGCATGGTAAATCTCCTCAACTGTCCATTCAATTTGTTCAGATTATTAGTATAAATAGAGTGTTACTAAATGAAATATTTCTTGATACACTAGAAATGTTGAAGAAAGAGCATACTATTAATATCTTATATGCATCACAGAATTCCATTAATAGAGGAAATAACCCAATTTTATTAATATATTAATTAAAAGAAACATGAAAGAATTAAGTAGAACAGAATTAGCAACAGTTAAAAGAACTGCGGCTAATGTGAAAACATTCAGAGCTAAGAAGGCTAAGTTAGAAGCACAAAAGGCTAAAATTGATGCAGAACTTGAATCTGTAAACAGAAGTATTGATTTGTTTGAGCAGCCAATCATTGAAGTAACTGGTGGATTTACATCAGAACAAGTACTCAATGGTGAAATGGAACTTGCTATGAGTCAATCTGTAGAGAGTCCTGCTGAAGCTCCTGTAGAGGAAACAGTGTGTGGAGTATCTGTATCAGATTTGCAGGCACAAGACAATGCACTGAGAGCTGAAGAAGCTCCTATCAATCCTTTTGGATTGAAGTTAGATGAGTCAAGTCCCCTACCTTTTGAAGCATAAAAACATTTGAAGAATATGAAGAAGAATAATGCAAAAGTATTTATGGCATTTGCCAGTGGTTCAGAGTCTAAAGAACATGTAAGAAAGCTGTATATAGGTGTTGCACCTGTATTTGTTGCAGCAGTAAATCCTAACAAGGCATTGCTGAGTGATTTCTACAACTTTGATGTAGAAGAGGAACCAACCTATATCAGTGAAGCTGAAGTAGGGCCTGATGGTAATAAGGTTAAAGTTCCTCAGGTAAGAATTGACTTCCTTGTAGTATCTGATCCTGCAAAATGCAATGGCATTGAGATGAGAAAGTCAATTACTTTCTTCATTAAGAAAGCAATCAGGTATAACAGAGATGCTACCAAGGTTCAAGTGATTGACAAGTATGGTCAGACTGCATGGCCTACAATTGAAGAGGCTAAAATTCATGCAATTCCTCAGTATGCAAGTGGTCCTGCAAATCTTGACAAAGATTATAGACCTGCCTATATTGGTGAAGAAGAATTGACTAACTTCATCAAGGCATATCTTAACATTCCTAATCCATCTTACTCTTATATAGATAAGAATACTGGTGATAAGGTTGTTAAGACTTTGGCTAATCTTGATGATGCACTTGCCAGACTTGACAACATTGACAACTATTTCAAAGGTGATTACAGTGAACTGGAATCTATCTTGAAGCTCCAACCTAAGAATGTAGTGAAGGCTTGCTTTGGTGTAAGAACAACTGATGATAACAAACAGTATCAAGCTGTATTTACTCAGAAGTTCTTGAAGAATTCTGTTACTGACTACAGTTCTCTTGATAAAGAGATTCAAAGCAGAATAAATGCAGGTGGTTATAGTAATACTGAATTCAGTGTAGAACCCTTGCATGAATATGTAGTTGAATCAACTAACTTCAATGAAGCATCAAGTACTACAAGTACAGACACACCTGAATCAGCCAGTCCTTGGGCTTGGGCAGCAAATAAATAACATTTAACTAAACTAACTTATGGCATTTAGTAGTGGCACTTTTAACATAACTCTTGAAGATTTATTGAGTAAAGTCAGTGAGTCTGATATATTATATTATTATTTCGGTATTAGTGAAATCCCATGTGTTGTATCTAGTCCTTTGAGAGTAGATAATAATCCATCCTTTGGCATTTATACATTAGATGGAAACAAGATATACTGGAAAGACTTAGCTAGAAAGACTTCAGGAGGTCTTTGGGATATGTTAGGTGAGTATTGGGGGGTGAGTTACAGAGAAGTTTTAAAGAGAGTCTGGGAAGACTTACCCAATATAGCCACTACTACCCATGAATCAGGTAAAATGAAGAAGCCTAAATTAATCAGTAACTACAATGAAGAGACTGATTTACAATGCAGAATTAGATGTTGGAAACAACATGATATTGAGTATTGGGAATCATTTGGAATATCTCTTGAATGGTTAAAGTATGCTGATATATATCCTATATCACATAAAATAGTCATTAAAGGTTCTAACAGATTTACCTTTGTTGCTGATAAATATGCTTATGCTTATGTTGAAAGGAAAGAAGGTAAGGTTACTCTTAAGATATACCAGCCATTCAGTACTACCTTCAAGTGGAGCAATAAGCATGATAGGTCTGTCATTAGTCTTTGGACTAAAATACCTGAGTTTGGTGAAAAGTTAGTTATTTGTGCTTCAATGAAAGATGCCTTATGTTTGTGGGCTAATACTGGAATACCAGCAATAGCTATACAAGGAGAAGGTTATACAATGAGTGATACTGCAATTAGTGAACTTAAAAGAAGATATAAAGAGATTTATATACTTCTGGATAATGATGAAGCTGGCTTGGAAGATGCAAGGAAACTGTCAGAGTCTACTGGGTTCACTAATTTAGTATTACCTAATTATGGATATAAAGATGTATCTGACTTATATAAAGGACTACAAGACCCAAATCAATTCAAACAGGTAATCTTCAGCCTTATAAATGGAGAAGAAATAAAAAGTAATATCCCATTTTAATTAATTAAAAAAAAGAAACATTATGGAAGCTAGAAAAATTTTATTTATCCTGAGCAATAGCTCAAATCAGAAAAGCATTATGTCAGAAGCAGAAACTCTTGGTGCATTGAAAGCAGACATGAGAAGAGCAGGTATTAGCTATGATGGTATGACATTCTATGAAGGTAGAACTAGAACAGAGTTGAAAGATGATGCTTCTGTTCTCCCTGTAAATGTACCTGTGCCTGCAAAGGGAACTAATCCTGCAACTACTACTAATGACTTGGTGTTCATGCTGACTACAGCTAATAAGAAGATTAAGTCAGGTGCTTTGAGTCCTGAAAGAAAGAATGCTCTTGAGGAAATCAAGGCTAAAGGTTTAGGTGCAGCAGTAACTGCAAAGTTTGGTAAGAATGCAACTCAGTGTAAAACTCCTGATTTGTTGGTATTTCTTGCAGAACAACCTAAGCCTGCATCTCAAGTAGCTACAAAAGCACCTAAGGCAAAGAAGGTGGAAGAAGAAAAAGTAGCAGTAGATGAGAACCCTGACATTACTATCACAGAAGTGATTAAAGGTGAGCCTATTACTGGTGTTGCGCCTTGCACAGAATGTGTAGATAAAGTAGCAAGAGAAGTTCTTAGTGAGCTTATTGAAATGCTTGCAGATGAAGTTGATCTCAATGACGATTATGGTTGTCTTCTTAAGAAACTTAATACAGGTGCAGTGCCTGAGAAACAGGAACAACCAACTGAAACTAAAGCTGTGAAAGAAGATAAACTTTCAAACAGCGAAATTAATGATTTGTTTCGTGGTTGGGCTAAATAAATAACAATACAGAGGTTGGTGAGTAATCATCAGCCTCTTCTTTTTTAGTGATACAATGAGTGTAGAAGAAAGATTAACCAATTTATACAACTCATTCATGGAGAAGCCTAATATCATTTATGGTATATTCAAGGACTTCTTTGGTGAAGAGTTTGTAGATATGCAGAATTATCCATCATTAGATGAATATATCAGTAATGCAAAAATGCTGCATTCAGAAGAGTTCATCATGGTTGATAATACAATAGATGATTCATCATTTTCCAGAATAAATATACTTGTTAGATTCCCTAAGGTGAGAGTAACCAATGAGAATGATAAGTATATAGATATATGGGAACTCTATGCTAAAGTTACAATTACTTATTCAGGTACTATGCGTGGTGATTTTAGATTGAATAGGTCTGAGTATGATTTATTTCAATTAAGAAATGGTTATATGCATAGTCATATTAGTTCTATTCCCTTTAGCAGACTAACAGGATTTCAAAGCCCATGTTTAGGTTCAGGACCTATTAGAGGTACTATTGCAACATTAAATGATGGTGGTATTGAATTTGATGAATTAAGATGGGAATTATTCTGTCTTGAACTAAGTAAATATGTTCAAGTTGAATCCTTGACAGGAGGACCTTACCATAAACTTGAAGAACTTGGTGGTAGTAGTATGAGAGTACAGTCTATTACATGGCCTATGTATAGAGATGATCAACTTAGAAGCTACAGCTCTCTTAACACTGATCTATATAAAGACTTTATGATATGGTTATTAGGAAAGAAGAAATTAAAATTTGACTTTCTTAATGGTTATGGTATAGGTATGTCCTATATTCAATGGACTATATTTATAAGTAATGAGTTCATTGAATGGTACAATATAAGGTATAAAGAGGGAGTAGTAACTGCTTCCTATGAATCATTACTTTTAGAAGGTGTATTGTATAGAGGTGTTTTAAATAACAATAAGATATATACTAGCATATATAGTGCAGCTGATGACTACTTCAAGTATGTAGGTATGCAAGTTTGCATATTTAAAGGTGAGCCTGTTTTATTTAAAATAAGAGAAGGTAATATAGATACGAATAATGAGAATATGTCTACATTCCTATCTTCAGTAATTGTAGAGCATTTTTATAAATGTATTTTAGAAATAGTTAATTATGAGTATAGAAACGAAACCCAAACTACTGGAACTGACAAGAAAGTCTACTTCATATAAGTTGATAGTCACTCCAGAACTTGAACAAAAGATAAGATATTTCTTAGACAGGTTCCCATCAATAGAATATTCAGGTACTTTATTTTATACTGTATCTGGTAGTTTTGAAACTGAAGATTTAGTAATCACTGCCTTTGATTTCCTGTTACAGGATATAGGTGTAAGTGGTTATACTGAATTCAATCAATCTCCTGATGTAATAGGATATATGGTAGATCATCCTGAACTATTAGGAGAAGATGTATATCAAGGATTAATGCATTCACACCATACAATGGGTGCATTCTTTAGTGGAACAGATTTAGCTACTCTTAGAGAAGAGGGCAGTGATAGAATCCACTTTGTATCTTTGATTATTGATACTAAAGGTACTTACAAAGCAGCTATTACAAGAGTAGTTTCTGAAGAAATGACAGCAACAGGCTATGTTAAGTATCCTACATATAATGGTAAAGAATCAATTGGACAACCTGTTAGTTATTCTTTTACTAGAAAGAAGCTTGAATACTTCATGCTTGATGTAGAAAGGCCTGTGATTAATAATCCCTTTAAAGAGCTTGCTGATAGAATTCTGGAAGTTCAAAAGCAAAAAGAGGAAGCCAAAAAGAAAGCTACTCCTGTTTATGGAGGTAGTTGGCAAGGTGGTAGTGGGTATAATAGTTACACTCCTAGAGTATATAATAATACTACTAAACAATGGGAGGATGCTAAGCCTAGCACTCCTAAGAACACAGCCTTTAACTATCAAACTAATGTAGGAAGAGGCAATGTTATTCCTGAGAATAAACCTTATGTTCCTCCAGTGAGTACTCCTTCAGTACAGGAAGAACTTCCATTTGAACAGGAAACTCAAGAAGAAGTAATACCTCCATATGGTGAGGTAAAAGTTGATCCTACTATCATTGAAGAAATTGCAAGACAGTTAGTAACTGGAGATATTTCTTATGGAGTGTATGAGAATGAAACACTTGAAGAGTTAGCTAAAATAGGAGAGGAATCATATGCTCAAAGATTTGAAGATGATTCACTATTTCATGCTTGGGCAGAAGGTTATGTTGAATTCTTGGTTTATTATGCTGAAGACCCAGCTCTTGAGCAGTATGAAGATGATGTATTAGCTGCATTAGTTGCTTATGATTTAGTTGAGAAACTTAATAAGTTAACTAATAGAGGAAAATACATCAATCAGTTTATTGAAATGATTGAAAGGTATATTATTTAATTATGGATATGGATAATAATGAACAACTTATAGAAGCAGGAACAAGTTCTACACTTTATATAGATAGATTTTATAATCAAACTCCTGAAGCTCAAGCAGCTGAGGTGCTTAATGATATTATTAGAACAACTAATGTATCTGAGGAGCAGACTAGTGAATCTGTAGAAGAGGAGGTTAACCAAGTCTTTGCTGATGACATTCCTATTTTAGTTGAAGAGTCTCATGTGGAATTAACCTCAGAGGAAGAAGCACTTCTAGCAGCAGCTCTTGAATCTCAGAATAATGAAATCCCTGTTAACTCTCCTACTCTTCTAGTAGAAGATGTTACCAGTAGATTTAGTGGTGCTTCATGGTATGACAAGATTAGAACAAAGATTATATTATTAGCTGGATTAGGAGGTATTGGTAGTTATGTTGCCTTCTTATTATCAAGAATGCATCCATTTAAAATTGTTATGTATGATGATGATAAAGTGGAAATAGCTAATATGTCTGGTCAATTATATTGCATGGAGAATACAGGAGAATATAAGGTCAATGCAATATATAATACAATGAAGAGGTATTCAAACTTCTATAATGCAAATGCTTTAAGAGAGAGAATTACTGATGGAACTCCAGCTAGGGATATAATGATATGTGGGTTTGATAACATGGAAGCTAGAAAGACGTTCTATAGAGTATGGAAAGCTCATGTTAGGTATTCAAATGATAGGGATAAATGCTTATTCATTGATGGGAGACTTGCAGCAGAAGAATTTCAAGTGTTTGCAATTAAAGGTGATGATGAAAGAGCAATGGGAATCTATGAGGAAGAATGGTTGTTTGATGACTCTGAAGCTGAAGAGACTTTATGTAGTTATAAACAAACTACCTTCATGGCTAATATGATTGGTTCTGTAATGGTTAATCTATTTGTGAACTTTGTAGCTAATGAATGTGATCCAGTATTTCCAAGAGATGTTCCTTTCTTAACTACCTATGATGCAAGTACTATGTATTTTAAAGTAGAGATGTAATTATGGCAAGAGTAGGATCAAGATTAAAAGACGCTATAAACTTTCTAAGTTCTGAATATAGCCACCATCAGTATAGTCCTATAGGCTATGGTCCAAATATAAACTGGGAAAGAAATAATATCTTTTCAAAGTTCTTTATAGCTGATATAACTGGTCCTGAGATAATAGTTCCTGTAGTTATGAGAGGACATGTTGAAGAGGTTATTAGTAGTAGTATTGTATATAATGTAATAACTCATATAAAGAAAGAAGTAGTATTTCCAATTTATATTAGAGATTACAATCCTGCTGTAAGAACTGCTGATAGCTTTATATCAAAGGTATTTGCTGAATCACCAGAATCAGGATTGTCTAGAGTTACTATCAAAGACACAACTTATATTGGAAGTAGAGGCTGTATATTTGATAATGATGGAAAACTTCTTATGCTTTGTACTCTTGTTGGTAGGTATTTACTTCATGATCAACCAGATGATTCATTTTTTGGTACTGTAAAAGGTTTTACTTATGATGAGGTCAGACTGTATATTCATTCTGATGTTGTTAGAAGTGAAAGTGATGTAGTGTGTAAAGCAATTATGAATAAAATAATGCCTTTTATGTTATCATCAGAGTTTAGAAAACCATATAGTCAAAATATAAGATGTTTTGATGCTGGTAATTCTATAAGAACTACAGTCATTATTGATGATATTAGTAGGTTTGTAAGAACTCCTACATTTAGTAGTGATTATACTGATGAGGATATAAATAACATGTTGAGTGTTAGAGCTTCTGAAGTTGCAGATCAAATTAAGTTGGTATGACACTAGGTGAATACTTTGGTGATTGGATTAGGGTTATAGATGTTAATGAATTAAATAAGGTTACTAAGACTATAGGCAATATAAGGAAGCCTATATGTCCTAATATACCTGATGTGTTTAAAGCATTTACATTATGTTCCTATAATAACTTGAAGGTAGTTATGATAGGACAGGACCCTTATCCTCAGAAAGATGTAGCAACAGGTATTTTGTTTGGTAATAGGAAGGGGGTAAGTGATGAAGACTTATCTCCCTCACTAAAGATTGTTAAGGAGGCAGCTGTTGATTTTGAAATTCCACATAACAGTATTATCTTTGACCAGACTTTAGAGAGCTGGGCTAATCAAGGAATTCTTATGATAAACTCTGCATTAACTGTAGAAATGAATAAAGTAGGTAGCCATACTATGTTATGGAGACCATTTATGACTAAGTTATTAAAGAATTTATCAGAGTGGAATACAGGTATTATTTATGTTCTGTTTGGTGAACAAGCTAGGACATTTGTACCTTATATTAATAGTAAATCTAATATCATTCTAGAAGAAAAGCATCCAGCTTATTATGCTAGAATAGGTAGTAGAATGCCTTCTACAGTCTTTAAAACTATTAGTAAATTAACTAAAGATAAGTATGGTGAACCAATAGTATGGTTCCAAGAGTATTAATTAAATAATAAGTATTATGAAGAAAAAGTATGTATTTGTAGGTACAGGTGATTCTGTATGTGAAGGTGATAAATTTGGTGGAGCAATAGTATGCAAGTCTGGAGATATATTCTTCTTTGATTGCATCAATGAACGTGCTATAACTAAGCTTCTCTCAGAAGGTTTTATTAAGGAAGTTAAAGAAGAAGTCATTAATTATAAGGAACCTGTTCATCCTTCAGTAGATGATATTACTTTTGAGACTATCATCATGTCTATTGCAAAAAGACTGAAGTGGAAGGTTGTTAATGTGTTTAAATACCTTGATAACCTTGCTTACATTAATGAGGGTGCAGTACTTGCAATCTTATTAAGAGAAGTAGCTGTAATTCTTGACAGACAATATCCAGACCATATTGAGAATAGCGAGAAAATCTATACTATTGATATGGCTAAAGGTGAGATTGTAGAGGTTAAAGATATTCACAAGATAAAGAATTTCAGAAACTTTGCTGCATTTAGAACTATTCGAGATGCTGTTACTGCGAAGAAAGTACTGAAGGACTTTATGTTAGCAGCATTTAGTAAAGGTGGGAGAAAATAAGAAGATACTTAATGCCTCTAGGAGAGAGTTTGATGGAATTAAATTCAAGTCAGAACTTGAAGTGATGATTTACAAGACTCTTAAAGAATCAGGATTTAACCCTTTCTATGAACCAACTACTTACACCTTATGGAGAGGTTTTAGACCTACAGTGCCTTTCTATGATAAAGATAAGAAGACTAAACTTCTTAAATTAAATCTTAAAAAGATAATAGATATAAAACATACTCCTGACTTTGTGTTTCTATATAATAATGTAGTTATTGTTATAGAGGCTAAAGGTATGGAGAATGATGTATTCTATATAAAGAAGAAGTTATTCAGAGCTTATCTTGAAGATTTATATAGAGAGACTGGACAAAAGTCTATGTATTTTGAAATCTTTACTAAGAAACAGCTTCTAGAGGCTATAGAAATAATTAAAGGTTATGGAACCAGTGGAGAGAATAAAAAGATTAACTCAGTACCTGCCAAAAGGTGATATTGCATTAGCTCATACTTTCATTGATTCAAGAGATTTTGAGTCACTGCAAGAGTTAGTTGATTCAGCTATTGTTAAGACTAAAAGAAACATTAGTAGTAACAATCCTAAGGAAGAGTATCTTAGTTTAGATGTGGATGAAATGGAAAAACTAAAGACAGAAGTAGATGATTATGTAGACCAGCTACAACTGCCTGAACAAGATGATGAATTTGATAATTATGAGGAAGAGTATTGTTGACATTTCATGGAAAGTAGATGAACCTACCTATAGAGCAGACCCAGCCTTTAGCTATTCTACCTTAAGTAAGTATGATAGAGAAGGATTCAGAAAATTAGGTAGTCTCTTTGATAAAGTAGAAAGTCCTGCATTAAGATTTGGTTCAGCAGTTGATACTATGTTAACTGATGGAATTGATGCTTTTAAAGAGAGGTTTACTGTATGCGAGTTTCCTTCATTATCAGAAGCACTTATAGGAATAGCTAGAGACTTGTTTGAAAGTTATGGAAGTCAATATAGAAGTATTGAGTTAATACCTGATGATGATATAATAGCTCATACTATTAGTTATCAACCGACTTGGGGTGCAGAAGCTAAACTAAGAACTATAAAAAGTAAGTGTAATGATTACTATAAATTGTTAGCTATATCAGTAGATAAAGAGATACTATCTCAGAAAGATTATAATGATACTGTTGCTTGTGTTAATGAATTGAAGAATAACCCTTACACTAAGTACTTCTTCTATGTTAATCCATTTGATAATAGATTTGAGAAGGTATTTCAGTTAAAGTTTAAGGCTAAATACAATGGAATATCTGTCAGATGTATGTTTGATGAGTTAATAGTTGACCATGAAGAGAAGGTTATATATCCTATAGACTTAAAGACTAGTGGTCATGCAGAAGAAGACTTTGAACAATCATTTGTTACATGGAGGTATATGATACAAGCTCAGCTTTATACATATATACTTCAACAAGTTATTAGTGAAGATGAGTACTTCAAGGACTTCAAGATAGCTCATTATAGTTTTATAGTCATTAACAGATATACATTAGCTCCACTTGTATGGAGATACTATGGTAACTTTAGTGAAGTTGACTTAAAGGATAATGAAGGTAATATCTATAGAAATTGGAGAAAGCTCTTAGAGGAATTAGACTATTATCTAAATGAACCTTCAAGTAAATATACTAAAGAGGCTAAAGAAAGAAATGGTATTATGAAAATAAATAATTTACAACCAGCATGATAGTAATTAAAAGAGATGGAACCAAAGAGGAGTTTAGTATAGAAAAAGTTATTTCAGCTGTTAATAAATCGTTTGAATCTGTAAATCAGGTAACACCTGACTATGTACCAGCAGCTCTTATGCAACTTGTAGAAGAGTCAGATGTTATTGGTGTAGAGGAAATTCAAGATAAAGTTGAAACATTCCTTATGAAGACTGGTAATTATAAAGCAGCTAAATCTTATATTCTATACAGAGAGAAGCATAGAGAAGCAAGAGAAATCAATGATAGACTTAACTATATGGAAAAATATAGTAAGTCTAATGAGAATGCAGCCTCTTCATCAGAGACAGATGCTAATGCTAATGTATCTATAAAGAATGTTGTTACTCTAGAGTCTGAAGTTCCTAAGACTAAGAATAGAATTATTCAAAGAACTAGGATGAAGAATAAGTTGAATATCTTGTTTCCTGAAGTAGCTAAGCAATATGAGGATGATATTAACCATCATATTATTTATATACATGATGAAGCCAGTTCAGCAGTTCCTAAGAACTATTGTGAGGCAGTATCATTGTATCCATTAGTTTCAAGTGGTATTAAAGATATGGATAGTATAACTCCTAAGATAGCTAGTCACTTATCAAGCTTCTGTGGGCAGTTTAATAACTTAGTGTTCTTACTGTCAGCTCAATGTAAAGGTGCTGTAGCTTTTGGAGAGTTCTTTAACTACTTTGATTACTTCTGTGTAAAAGATTATGGTGAACATTACCCATTAAGAGAGGATATATATGCTGATTCTGAGTTTGTTAAAAGTAGAAAGACTATAGGACAGAAGATTGAAGATGCTTTTCAGACTATAGTTTACTACATTAATCAACCTGCACAGAATAGAGGTTGGCAATCTCCTTTTACTAATATAAGCTACTATGATAAGTATTACTGGGAGGCTTTATTTAAAGACTTCTATTTTCCTGATGGAACACAACCTTCATGGGAGAGAGTATCCTATCTACAGAAGAAGTTTATGAAGTGGTTTAATAAGGAGAGAACCAAAGCTATGCTAACTTTCCCTGTGGAAACTATGGCATTGTTAACTGATAAAGAAGGTAATTATCTTGATGAAGATTACAAGAATTTCACAGCAGAGATGCATAGTGAAGGTCATTCATTCTTTGTCTATATCAGTGATAATCCTAATGGTCTTGCTTCTTGTTGTAGACTAAGGAATGAGATTGAGGAGAATGTATTCAGTTTCACTAATGGTCTTACAGGTGTAAAGACTGGTAGCTGTAATGTTATTACTCTAAATCTTAATAGGATTGTGCAGGACTTCATCAGAAGCAAGTATAAAGAGGATGCTGAAGCAGGTATTAAATTATCTTCATCAGTATATCCTGAACTTGCTTCTTACTTGGTTGATATTCTTGAAAGAGTGTATAAGTATCATACAGCTTATAAGACTATTCTATATGAATGGGAAGAAAGAGGTATGTTCAATGCTTCAACTGCTGGTTATATTGGTATGAGGGACTTATTCTGTACTATTGGTATCAATGGTATTAATGAAGCAGCAAGGTTCTTAGGTATTGAAGTCAGTTATAATGATGAATACAAAGAGTTCTGTAGGTTGATTACAGGTACTATCAGTGAACAGAACAAGCTGCATAGTAGTAAGAAGTTCAAGTTTAACACTGAACTGGTTCCAGCAGAGGGTTTAAGCTCCAAGAACTATAACTGGGATACTGAGGATGGATATTGGACGCCCTCAGATACCAAGATTTATAACAGTTACTTCTATAATGCTTGGGATGATAACACAAGTATTCTTGATAGATTTAAACTGCATGGAAAGGAGTTTACAGAGCTTCTTGATGGTGGTGTAGGTCTTCATTGTAATCTTGAAGAACATCTAAGCAAAGAACAGTATCTCAAGTTAATGGACTTTGCAGCAGAGAAGGGAACTTCTTATTTCACTTATAACATTCCTAATAGTGAGTGTACTAATGAAGAGTGTCATTATATTACTAAACATGCTATGGATAAATGTCCTAAGTGTGGTGCTCCTATGGAGACTTGGACAAGAGTTGTAGGATTCTTGAGACCAGTAAGTAAGTATGATGAAGGTAGACAATGGGATGCAACTAAAAGAGTGTATAAATGAAATATGTAGATACTAAAATAGTAATGCAGGAGATTCCTGATGAAGTTACTTTAGCCATAAATATAAGTAATTGTCCATGTCACTGTAAGGGCTGTCATAGCTCTTACTTGGCAGAGGATATTGGCACTGATCTTACCTTTGAAGAATTACTACAACTATGTAGTAAGAATACTGGTATAACTTGTGTTTCCTTCATGGGTGGAGACAGTGAGCCTTCCTATATTAACAAACTGGCAGAAGTATTAAAGGAGGGAGAACTCCCTATAAGAACAGCTTGGTATAGTGGAAGAGATACTATAAGTAATGAAATCAATCTTGAAAACTTTGATTATATTAAAGTGGGAAGATATGATGAATTCTTAGGTCCTCTTAACAGTAGAACTACCAATCAGAGACTGTACAAAGTAATAGATGGTAGATTATTTGATATAACAAATAGATTCTGGAATGAAGATTGAAACTAAATATAGTATGGGAGATGCTGCCTTTGTTATGCACAATAACAGGGCAGTTCCCATAAAAATCATGGGAGTGTATTATTCTATTGATGTGTATCAAGGTGAACATATTCACTATTCAAGTGATATATCATCCACTGATGGTATGATTAGGTTTGAGGAAAAGTATGTATTTAAAACTAAAGAAGATTTATTGAAAACATTATGAAAATTAAAGTAAAAGGAATAACAGCGGGATGTTTGCCTTTCATTATAGAGAAGGGTGACTGGATTGATTTAAGAGCAGCAGAAACAGTTAGCTTTAAAGCACCACAAGCTGGTGTTAGAAAGAGAGAAACTATTGATGGTGAGGTAGTAAGTCATAGAGATGTCACCTTTGACTTCAAACTAATCAAACTAGGTGTTGCTATGCAATTACCTAAAGGTTTTGAAGCAGTAGTATTACCAAGAAGTGGTACTCCAAAGCTAGGAATAATGTGTGCTAATAGTGAGGGAGTTATTGATAATTCATATTGTGGTAATGATGATGAATGGAGATTCCCAGCTATTGCCTTTCAATCTACAACTATTAATAAAGGTGATAGAATCTGCCAATTTAGAGTTCAATTGAGTCAGAAAGCAACTATATGGCAGAAGCTTAGATGGTTGTTTAGTAACAAGATTGAACTTGTTAGTGTGGATAAACTTGATGGTAATAATAGAGGTGGGTTTGGAAGTACAGGAGTACAATAATAACTCAAAAAGATAATAATATGGTAATGAATATTTTATTTGTAATAGGACTTATAATTTTAGCTACTTTCTTTGCTAAGATTGTTGATGTCTATAGAAAGAAAGAAAAGAGAGCACAGGCATATAGAATGTCATTCAGAGAAACTCTGGATTTAACTGACATTCCTATTGTAACTTTCAAATGTGGAGAAAAGAAGTTAAACTTCTTATTGGACACAGGTGCCAGTGATTCTATAATCAACAAATCAGTAACTAATGATATTAAACATAGTCCTACTGGAGTAAGGAACACCATCTATGGTTCTGATGGTAATAGGAAGGAAGTAGATAAAACATCTATTGATATTACTTATAGAGATAAGACATATAGTGAAGAGTTCTATGTTATGGACTTAGATGCTGCATTCTCTAATCTTAAGAGTGACTTTGGTGTTAATCTGCATGGAGTACTTGGTAGTTCTTTCTTCCAAAAGTATAGATATATAGTAGATTTCGAGGAACTAGCTGCATATTCAGTAGTATGATGGAAGATGTAATTGAACTTAAATCAAGAGGAGATGATACTAACTATTTAAAGAAGTTAAAGAAGCTTGATGGTAGTGAATCTAAAACTTATACTTTAAAAGTTAGTTATCCTGTTATTACTGCTGGGTATTTACCCAATGGTAAGATGTACATACAACCATCTGGAAGTTCAATTATTGCTGTAGGTGAAAGACTTAATGAAGCTGATGCTATTGTTAAGTCTATCAACTACACTAATGGGTATGGTTACAGCATAACTTTTGAGTAGCATGATATATTTTGTAAGTAGACAATCTGAGCTGTTTGATGAGGTAGAATATACAATGATGAGTATTGAAGATTCCCTAAGTATGCTAAATACTTGGGAAATGTTTCAATTTGATACTGAAACCTCTGGCAGAGATGCTCATATAAATACAGTCTTACTTATGCATTTTGGTGATATTAAGGGGGAAAATCAAATAGTAGTAGATGTTACTACTGTAGACCCCTTGATATACAAAGATTATATACAAAGTCATTTTATGGTAGGTCAAAATTTAAAGTTTGACTTGCAGTTCTTGTTTAATTATGGTATTATTGTAACTGAATGTTATGATACTATGATTGTTGAACAATTACTATTTCTTGGTTATCCATTCTTCCTAGTAGGAATGAATACTGATCTTATGAATAAGTATTGTGACTTTGTGTATAACTATGAAGGATATGATAAATTAAGTCCTGAAACAAAGAAGGTATTACTATATGAAGAAATTCCTGATGTTGCTGAATTTATTTATAATTATTCTGGAGTAGGTTTAAAAGCAATTGCATATAGGTATCTTAATATAGATATAGATAAGACTGTCAGAGGTGAGATCATTTGGAGAGGTATAGATACTGCTGTTATCAAATATGCAGCTGGTGATGTCATGTATCTTGGTGATATAATGGCAAAGCAACTAGAAGAGTTGAGAAGAAGAGAGTGTGTTAATGGTGCTAAGTTAGAGTGTGACTTTGTTCCTGTTATAGCTTATCTTGAATGGTGTGGTATAAAACTTGATGAAAGTAAGTGGAAAACAAAGATGGTCTATGATGAGACTATTAAGAGAGTCTTTAATAAATCATTAGATAGTTTCATTGTAAGTTCAGCACTTGGAAAGGATAGTTTTATAGCTTATATTTCATTATCTGATAAGGATGAAGATGAACTAAGTGATGAAAGGAAAGCATTTAAAGATGAGGTTAGAGCACCTGAATTTGATATAGAAGAACCTTGTGGTGCTAAGTTTGAAGCTTATAAATGTAAGATAAAGACTAGGCTATCAAGTAAATATATCAAAATAGATAGACAAGGTGATTTATTCTCTGGGTTTAATACTGAACCTCAATCCTTAGTAAATTGGAATAGCTCTACTCAAGTTGTTTCTATACTTAAAACATTAGGTTTCAATACTTCTGTTATAAGTAAAAGCACTGGTGAAGAAGCTGATTCAGCACTTGAAAAGGTTATAGCTAAACAGAAAGGAATAAATGATGCATTTCTTAAAGCTTATCTTGATTATAAAGAAGCTGATAAAGTTTGTTCTACTTATGGTCAATCATACATTAATGCTATCAATCCTAAAACAGGAAGAATACACACTAAGTTTAAGCAACTTGGTGCATCTTCAGGTAGAATGGCTTGTGGTTCTCAACAAATAAATACTGACTTAGCTAAATTAAAGGGACTTCCTGTAAATACTAAGAGCAGTAAACTTAAATGTGCTTATCCACAAGTTCAGAATCTACCTGCTGATCATAGAACTAGAGGTTGTTTTGTTAGTGAGAAAGGTAACTTATTCTGTAGCTGTGATTATAGTGCTATAGAATCAAGACTTGGAGCTGACATATACAATGAAAAGTCTATGATTGAAGAGTTCTTACATGGTTCTGGAGATATGCATTCTCTAGTTGCTAAAGCATGTTTCCCTAAAGAACTTGAAGGTATTGAGGTTAAGATGGTTAAGAAGTTAAGACCAGACCTAAGAAAGAAGGCTAAAGCACCAGAGTTTGCTAAACAATTTGGTGGAGGTTCTTCTTCTATAGCTGATTCTTTAGGTATATCTATTGAGGAAGCTGATGAAATAGGAAATGCTTATGATAAGGGTTTCCCTGGGGTAACTTCTTATGGAGAAAAGGCTCTAAAGGCAGTTAAAAAGGATGGTTATATATTGATTAATCCTATTACTGGACATAAAATCTATTGGAGTGACCACTCCTATTGGTTAATAGAAGGAGCTAAATTCACTAGTGAGTTTTGGGATAACTATAGAAAACAAAAAGAGTTATTAGGTGATGAGTTTCATAAAACTTGGATGAGAAGAAGAGTGTCATTACACTTTAAGGCAGTTAGTAAATGGGGTAGACTTGGATTAAATAGTCCTACTCAAGGTACAGGAGCCATAGTGTTGAAGTATGCTGTAACTAACTTCTTCAAGTGGATTGTAGCTAATAATCTATTCTCTGTTGTTAAAATAGTAAATCTAGTACATGATGAAATATGTATAGAGTATCCTGAATCTATGTCAGAAATAGCTGATAAACTTAAATTCTATATGGAAGAATCAGCTAAGATGTTTTGTAGTAAACTTCCTATTCCTGCTGAGGCATCTATAGGAACATATTGGATTCACTAAATGTATGTATTAATAATTGAGATAGGTGTAGCCCTTGCTATATTGGCAGGGCTACTTTATTATTCAAATAAATCTCAAAAGAGTCAGATTTATGTTTATCCTAAAACTAAAAACCAATACCTAGTTAAAGGTATAGTTAAGATGAAGGATATTAATAGTGGTGAGTGGACTGATGCTGTTCTATATGTTAGCATGAAGAATAGACATCATTATGTTAGGGAGAAAAGACAATTCCTTGACAAGTTTATAACATTAAAAGAATGGGAGAAACAAGATGGCAATAGTAAGTAGAGGTGATAAAGTTGTCTATAGCTATCCAACTGGGGATTCATTTACTAATGGAGAACAGTATGAAGTATGTGAGATAACTGATGGGCATATTGTAGTTATAGATAAAAATGGAAAAGCTCGCCAATATAATTATAACATATTTATATCAGTCTTCTCATTACCTAATACTCTTCAAGTGTCTCAGGCTAAAGAGGATGTTAGGAGCTATAATGTAGGTCAGTCTGACTATTCTAAGCACAAGATTCAACCTTGGGATATTTGGTTAGAGTATAATCTTAATCCTTGGGATGCAGATATTATTAAAAGAATACTTAGAACTAAAGAAACTGATAGTAGGAAACTTGACTATGAGAAGATAATTCACATAGCTAAAGAGAGAATTAGACAGTTAGATTTAGGATATAAATAAGAGTAATATGACATTTATAATTCATTTTAAAGATGGTCACAGGGAAACTTATAACAATAGCTACAATGAAGATGTAGAATCTGAAAGAGATGCTGCATGGGATGATGCTTATATGAGTTTCCCTAATGCTGACTATATTGAAGCATTTTAATTATGGCTAAGATAGTTTTATGCAGAGGAATACAAGGTAGTGGTAAGACTACTTGGGCTAAACAATGGGTACTTGAAGACCCAGAGCATAGAGTAAGATTTAACAATGATGACATCAGAAATATGCTTGGTAAATACTGGGTAACTTCAAGAGAAGGACTTGTGAGGGCTTTAAGAGACACTTGTGTACATAGAGCTATGGATGAAGGTTATGATATAGTTGTAGATAACATGAACTTAAGTAATCATGAGTATGTGGCATATAGAGATATTGTAGCTTCCCATAATAAGTATGAAACAGACTCTTGTAAGCACTATACTATAGAGTATAAGGACTTCTTTACTCCCCTTGAAATATGTATTGAGAGGGACTCTAAGAGAGAGAATCCTATTGGTGAAGAAGTAATAAGGAAGACTTATGAAAGGTATAAATCAATAATTGAAGGTGTATGAGTAAGCAAGGAATTTATGTAAGTCCTGATAATATTGTACCAAATAGGGATAGAGGTGATAAACAAAACCTTTATCTCTATGTGTGCAAGTATAATATTGCTTATGGTAATGGAATGGTTCTTGTAGCAGCAAGAAATCCTATAAGAGCTATGGAAATACTTGAAGCTACTAATCGTAAAGATGATTATGGATATTCAGTATATCAAGATGCAGACTTAGAACATGTAGTAGGAGCTACCTATAATGGCTATGAGGGCATCTTGCATCAACAACATTATCTTGAATAATTATGGCAACTGAAAAGCAAACAAAGTGGAGAGTCAGAGGTAGAACTCTGTTTGAAATTAAAGGTATCGCTTCAAAAAGCAACATTGCTAATAGCAGGTGTTTAACTCCAAGAGAAAGAGAACTTCTTAGAGAAGCCTTTAATATTATACAAGATGTAGTAGATAATTCTACTGAATCAAGTAGAGAGTTAGGTTTTAATGCAGTTGAGAGGTGTAAATACTGTGGGAAGCCTGCAACTCATGAAGGATTGTGTGAGAAATGTTATAATATGAGGAATTATTAATATGATAGAAGCATCAGTTGAAAGTGTAATTGAACAAGCAGCTCAGGAATCATTCTTTCCACCTAGATTATGGGTGATTACATATGATTTAAGAGCTATTGGTAAGGGTATTGCAATGGTGAAAGCACCTAATGCAGAAGAAGCTAATCAAATATTGATAGCTAATGGTATGTATAATGGTAGTCCACAAGACTATCTTATAACTAAGACAGAAGAAATAGTTGTTCCACCTTGTTGTGGGTTAATGGCTGAACAAACAGTTGAATTCTTTAATAATAATTGATTATGGATAATTTACCTTTAGGAGCAGCAAATCATCCTGATGCACCATTCAATGAACCTTTAAATACTGAACATAAAAGGTTTGTGAGTGTGACTATATCATACTATGATACTGTTGAAGCACCTGTAAATAGCTCTGATGATTTTATAGAAAAGTCTTTTTATAAAAAGGTATTTGACGGAGATATTCCTAAGGAATTTGATATTGATGAAGTTGTAGTACTAAATGACTAATTATGAGAATTATAAAACCAAGTTTTGAGATTTGGGACCAAGAAGAAGGTCTTGAAGGAGTTTATAAACAAATTGAATTTAGTACATAATATTCCTTTTAATAATTTGTTTATGTCGAAAAATTTACTTATATTTGTATTATTAAAAATAAAAATATATGGAACAGTGGAAAGAAATAGTAAATTTTGAAGGCATTTATGAAGTAAGTTCTTTAGGTCAGGTAAGAAGAATTCATAAAGATAATAGAAGTTCTAAATATAAAGTATTATCTCAAGATACTTTAAGAGGGTATAAAAAAGTCACTTTATTTAAAAATGGTATAGGATATAAAAAGCAAGTACATAGACTTGTAGCTGAAGCCTTTATTCCTAATCCTCTTAATTTAGAACAGATTAATCATAAAGATGAGAATCCTTCTAATAATAATGTTGATAATTTAGAATGGTGTTCTAGAATTTATAATGTGAATTATGGAACTGGAATTGATAGACAAGTTGCTAAAAGAAGTAAAAAAGTTATTCAGTTGGATTTAAATGGTAATATTATAAATGAATTTAATTCGACTCAAGAAGCTTCTAGAATATTAGGAATTAGTCAAGGACTTATTTCTAATTGTTGTAATGGAGGATATTGGAGAGATAAGCATTCTAAATTTATTAAATGTACTAGAGTAGGAGAGTTTAAATTTAAATTTAAAGAAGATGAAATTAATAAAAGCTAGTTTTAATATAATAGAACAAGGTCCTAGTATAGATGGTATATATAAAATAATTGAACTGGCAGGAAGAGTATGTTATAAATCTGAGGATAAAATAACTGAAACATCTGCCAGGGAGTTTGTAGAAAGAATGATTAAGAGTGGGCATGGTGCTATGTTAGAAGCAGGGACTATATATTTAAGATATGACTTTAAGGCTAGAGAAGATTCTAATAGAGTTGCTTGTAATTTATGGAGTAAATATAAGGAAAATATCTACTCAAAAGCTGTACAAGCTCAACCTATTTTAGGAGTTCTAGATGGATTTGTAGCTATTACTACTAACTACAGAGTACTTGTAGAGAATAACTGGCTTGATGATTTACAATATATCTGTGAACCTACAGAGTTCCATGAAAAGAGATATACTGTTAAGTTTATCTGTGATAGAGGAGTTTCCCATAAACAATTTGTGGCTTGATAGAGTAATCTATCAATGATAACCCAGTGAATTGCTGGAAGGCTAAAATTTATTAAATCATGCTAATCAGCAGCCAAGCCAACCTTTAACAAAGTTGGAAGGTTCAGAGACTAACAGTTGAAACTAATATGAAAACAAATATACATAAGTGGCAAAGTGATAAAGTAATTGAGATGTATATAAGCAATCCATTTACTGAGTTCACACTATCTAACCTTAAACCAATACGAACAATGAGTGGTTTAGGATTCTTAGATATTAAAAAGATAATATTAGAATATAATACTGACACGAGTGCTGGGCATCCTGTGAAGGATGATGATATAGTCCCACACTCCTCTGAAAAGAGGAGAAGTATAGGATAAAGAGCCTATACATTAAGAGATGGAATTCATAAGACACAGAGTGTTTAGTTTTGCTCAAGAATCTACTAGATATTGTAACTACTCTAAGGATAAGTTTGGTAATGAAGTTACTTTCATTGAACCTTGCTGGTTAGAGGATTACAATTATGAAGGAAATACTTATTATAATGGTTTCTTGGTGGCTTTAAGAGCTGCTGAAGCTAATTATTTTGATTTGATGAAGAAGTGGGAGGATAGGATTCCTGATAAAAGATATAAGACTGGATTTAGGAATAATCCTTGGACACCTCAACAAGCAAGAGCAGTATTACCTAATGCCTTAAAGACTGAATTAGTAATGACTGGTTTTGCAAGTGATTGGGAACACTTCTTCAAGTTAAGAGATGCAGGTAGCGCACATCCACAGGCTTATGAACTAGCACATCCATTGCATATGGAATTCTTGAGAAGAGGTTATATTACTGATTTATACAATGAAGCTAATCCTGATTAATATGTTTTGGATAGGATTTCTTGCAGGAGTATTAGTGTCAGTTGGCACTATAATATTAAGTATTGCTTACTATGTTAAGCATGGTGATTATTATTAAATAGAAGAAAGTATGATAAAGAGTTTTAAAGTAGGAGATGTATTGAGTGAAAGTTCTCATTACAAAGTATTAGCAGATAATGGTAATTTAAACTTTAAGTTGAAGCATCTAGAAAGTGGTGATATGGTTTACATAGGAAAAGAGTATATCCATAATTACCTTGAATCTGCTGATGACTTTACTAATGAAGTGAAGGTAACTAGAGAAGATAAGAAAGATGGTACTTTAGGTATCAGAAGTATCTTTGAAGGTATTCATGGTTCTCAAGTATTTACTGTTTGTTTCAAGAAACAGGATACACCTAAATCTCAAAGAAAGCTTAATGCTGAGATTGCTACTTTGATTAGTGATTTCTCAAAGGAGATTGATACTATTCAAAAGAATAAAAAGGGTGTTGCTGAGGCAGCAAAGAAGTTTGCTGAAGAGTTGATTAAGAATCCTATCTTACCTTATGAAGAAGGTGAAGACAGGGTATTAAGAGGCTTCAAGATTCAATTTGAAAGTAGAGATGGCAGATATAACTGCATAGACATGGACATTGAAGATGCTAACAATGTTAGACCTGTTAATATAAACACCATCAGATGGATTATTTTAGGAGGTACTAAATATGTTGTTGAGTAATGATGAACCTATTAAGAAGACCTCTGAAGAGTGGCAATCTATATTTCCATATCCCAAGGTTTTAGACCCTGATGGTTGGGATAGAAAGAACTATGATTACTCTTGGAAAGAAGAGAAAATCACACTTGAAGAGTATGAGGCTAGAAGGAGTCAGAGTACATGTGTGTGTTCTATTATTACAGAAAGAATGTTTGAGAAGGGAGTAGATTAAATCTACTCCTTTTTTCTTTTCTATAAGGATTATTCTTTTCTTATGGAACTTTTGGACTTATTCTATTGTTTATTTAAAAAATATATTCTACTTTTGCAAAGTAATTAACTAATTAATTGAATGTTATATGAGTAAGACTTGTTATACTCCAGTGAAAGGGCTGGATGATGTAATAGCTAGTAAGGTAACAGGATGGAATAAATACTTAGTTGCTAATCTTAGAGGTCTGTATCAGGAAAAAACTGGGGTAGATTTAACAGAATCCTCAATATCTTTAACACCTGAGATAAAGCAGAAGCTATTTAATCCTACTAATATTGATGTAGCAAAGAGAGAACAATATGCTAATACTGTGGCAGATGCTGGTTACATTATAGAAGGTCTAAGTAAACCAATAGAGGAAGAAGATGGCTTAGCTAATAATGTAACAGTTACTTTTACTAATGGTAAAAAGTGGTCTATTGGTACTCAAGGGGGGTCATCTAGTGGAGATTTAGGTATAGAAGGACTTAGCCCTTTTAGGCAGTTTGTGGGAGTGTCATATATGGTAGAGAAGTTCATAGATAGTAATCCAGAGGAACTATCTAATATATCTACGAATGAGACTTCTATGTCTAAGATGGCTAAAGATCTTTATGGTGACAACTATGACCCTACTAAGGATAACTATAAATCTATCATTAATAAGTTTGATGTAGATGAAGCTACCAAGACCCTGATAGACTTTAGAAGAAGCCTTAGTAAGGAAGATGCTAAGAGAATACTTGATGCTGTTAATAATCCTGCTGTGTCTTATACACAGTTAAGGGATGACTTTAGTGCAGAAGAAAGGTTCAATAGAATAAGTATGATTTCTACTATGTTCTCAGACATTGTAGATGCTGTTCAAGAGGAGAATCCTAGTGTAAGTAGAAGAGATATTGTAGCTGGTTTCACTATTGATGGTCAGCAAGTTGGTGGTATAGCTGGTATCTTTAATGAGATATATGATACTCTTCAATCACAATATAGTGATGCTATAGAAGAGAATGATACTGAAACAGCAGCTAAATACCAAAAGGTATTTGATAACTGGGGAGCCTTAATATCCTTTGCAAAAATTAGAATTAGAGATGCAGAAGACCTTAAATTAGGTCAAGACATTAACTTTGCTGATGATTCCAATCCTAACAACTTCAATGAAAATGATATGACTGAGAAGTTTGTTATGGAAGAATCTAAGAGAGAAGGTTGGATGGAACAAGCTGAATTTGAGTCTTCTTTTGGCTCAGTTGGAAAGCAAGTTAGAAAGGTTATTGGTAGAGTTCCAGTATATAAGGATGGTGAAGTTGTACTGGATGATTTAGGTTTCCCTGTAATGCAGGACCCTGTAAGAATGCATCAGGAATTACTTGATGTACTTAGAGGTGTAGGCAGTGAAACTGAAATGATGAATGCTCTTAGAGAGTATAGTAGTACTGCTGGATGGGTAACTCCATTTATGCAAGAGCTGGAAAATCCTCAAATAAGAACTCAATTCTATACTGACTTTAAGAAAAACTTTCAGCCTTATTCTATACAAACTGAAAAGCAGGAAGGTAGAATAAGAACCTATAAGACAGCATTACTTAATAGAATTAAGGGTAATGCTCCTTTTAGTTCATTCTTAACTTCAGTTAAACTTGGTAAGGCAGTTAATCCTAGGAACAGTATCTTTGAAAAGAGTGGTATTGGTACTAGAGTTATGCCAATTAGACTAGAGAGAATTAAGAATAAAATAGTTGATACTCTAGCAGAACCTGAAAGAATAAATGAGAAATCAAAGTTCTGGATGATGTCTAAATTAGAGAGGAAACAATTCTTAATTGATGCTACTGAGTCCCTTGGTATTGATATAGATGGTGAAACTTTAGATAGAATAATGTCTAGAAACAGAGATATTAGGGCATTAAACAAAGAACTGTTAGGTGCAGCTAAGTTTGGTCTCAATCTAACTAAAGAAGAACAAGAAGGTAAAAAGGAGATTAGTTATGAAGAGCTTATCAAAAGAGCTTCTAGTAATGAGAAGAAAGGTGTCCTCAGAGAAAAGATTACTAAAGTACTGGCAATAGTTGCTAAGAGTAGAGAAGGGCTAAAACTTGAAAGTAGAGTTAGATATGGTGATAATACATTCTTTAGTAATGTTATCCCATCATTCATGGGAGATAGATTTGATAAGATAGCTTCTTTTGTGAAAGCTACTGACAAGAAAGGACTTCAGGCTATGCTTGAAACTACCTATCTTAACTCATCTTATTTTCAATATGATGGTAAGATACTTAACAAGTGGTTAGAAGAACTCTATAATAGTGATTTAAGTACTGAAGATAACTTTGCTGCAAACTTTACCTTTAAGAGATTCTTAGGTACAGACAAACTTAAGTTTGAAGACTTCACCAGTAAACAGCATATAGTACAAATGCTCAATGAGTATTTCTCTGAAAAACAAATTAGTCCTAATAGTCAATATGCTTGGTATCCTGTATTCATCTTAGGTGATAGTGGAGTAGCTAAGTTTATTAAAGCTAAAAGGTATGGTGGTCAAGAGATACTTGATGGTATGTACAATGTCTATATTCAAGAGAAGAGAAGAATGGAGTTAGCCAAGGCTACTAATAGAAAGATGCAGGATCAAGGGTTAAAGGCTATTGATAACTTCTCAAAGAATACAGACAAGTTTAGCCTACTTTCCTTCTTAAATGAACCTAAGTATGCTGGAATGATTAAAGAAAGTAACATAGAACAGACTGTTAAGCAAGCTATTAGAGCTTATATGGATGATTCTGTTACTAAGTTCAAGCAACAACTTAATACATTAGGAGTGCTTGAACAGCAAAATAATCAGTATGTTTATTTGAGTCAAGAAGTTAAGGGTAATAGAACTATAGATCAAGTATTATCAGACTATTACTGGAATACAAAGTTTGCTACTATCCAACAGTTACAAATGATGACTATTGACCCTTCTTTCTATAAGGGAACTAAGGACTTACAGAAGAGATATAAAGAAATTCATGCTCCTGGCTCTGCATTAAGTGTAGAAGCTATTGACCCATTTACAGGTGAAAGATATAGCAATGATGGTATTGAAAGAGTAGTTTACTTTGATGATATTGATGTAAATGCAGAGAAGTTTGATCCAGAGTTCATGGCAGCAATTGCTAGTCACTTTGGTAAAAACTCTGATGTTTATAAGATGTATAAGAAGAATACTCTTACAGATGGTCAGGGCTATAGAACACTTGAAAGTTATAAGAAGGTAATGGGTATGGCTGGTAAGTGGGATGAAAGAATGGAAGCAGCTTATAATCAGATACAATCCATTAGGTCCAAGATAGGCAAAGATGAAAATCCTTCAATGGAAGATATTAAGTCTATCTCAGATTTAGCTGTTATATTCCAACCTATTAAACCTTATTTATTCTCTTTTGAGAACTATAGTATCAATGGAGCAGATATGTTAAAGATACCTGTTCAGCATAAGTATGCTGAGGCAATTCTTATACCTGAACTTCTTCCTGCTGGTAGTAAGTTAAGAGATATAGCTTATTGGATGGAAGAGCATGTAAATCCTGAAACTGGTAAGAGTGAGCCTATAGATATGATTGGTTCTACTAAGATTGTTAAGGTAGGTGGATTTGGTTCTACTGATATTAGCAATGTAGACTCAAGAACTATCAATGATGCAATGAATAAAGGTTATGTTCATCAGTTAAGCTATGCTGACTATAGAATCCAGACTAATGTTCCAGAGCATGTTAATAGCTCTCAGTTATTTGGTACTCAGGTAAGAAAGCTTATTATGGCTAAGGTAGGAAAGTTTAAAGACTACAGTAGTTATATAGGTGGAAAGAGAGTTAATCTTGGTGGTAAATATGGTAATGTTAAGTTGAATGGTGGTAATCTTGTAAGATTCTATAACTCTCTTATTACTGCCAATATCATTGATTCTTATCATTTATTTGAGAATGCAGTATCTGATGCTAATAAGATAAGCAACAGGTTAATCCAGACTACAGCTAATAATAGTAGAGAGTCTAAAGATAACATGATGGCTTATGCACTAAATGAAAGAGGTGAATTTACTGTACCTTTATTTGAAGGTGGCTTAGAGCATGATAGTTCAGCTTTATTCTTTAGTCTCTTTAAGAAGATGGTTAACAAACAATCTATTAAAGGTGGTAGTGCTGTTCAAGTATCAGCTATGGGTATTACTGGTTATGAGGAAGATGGTGGTTTGAGATATGTAACAGACCCTAATAATCCTAATAATATATTGTATGCTGAATGTGAGATTCCTTGGGATTTAACTTATACTGATAATACTGGTAAAGAACACTCATTAGACTTTGGAACCTACTGTAATGAAGATGGTACTCTAAAGATTGATGAGAATGGTAATACCATATTAGAGAAAACTTATCCTAATGTACTTAGTTTACTTGCATATAGAATTCCAACTGAAAGAGATTACTCAATGATTAATCTGAGAGTAAAAAGATTTAGTCATAAGACTGCTGGAGGTACTATCAAAGTACCACCTCAGGGAACTACTATTGCAGGTTTTGACTTTGATATTGATAAGTTGTATTTCATGAGAAATGAGTATCAACAAAGACAACTTACATCAGAGGAAATAAAGAATATATGGTCAGAGTTCTATGATACATATCCTAATTTGAAGGCAGTTCTTCAAGAAGCAAGAGAAGAAGATACTGAATCATTAGACAGACTATATAAGTATTGGGAGAAAGCTGGATTACCTTATTCATATCAAGCAGCTTTCAATCAGTTTGTAGCTGATAGAGGTTATATAAAGTTTGAAGAATATGACTTTAGTAAGAGTCCATTAGAGAATAGTAAGGCTAGTAGAAACAACATGCTTATTCATTTGATACAACAGAGATTAAGTGATGTTGAGACTTTTGGAGATAGATATACCCCAGGTGGATTTGCTAATGCTTCTAAGGCAGCTAGAGTTATGAGAGAGTTAATGTTTGGTAAGGCAGAAGTTAATCATCAAGATAAGACTGTTAACCTTTCAAGTATTAATAAAGCTATTGATGAAGGAAGTCTAACTGATCCAGAGCCTAATTATGATCCTAGTGACCCTATGACTATTGTTATTTATAACCAGCAGAATAATGTTGCAGGTAAATTGATTGGTATCTTTGCAAATCAAAATACTAATCATGCATTTGCTTCATTGATGGAACAGTTTTCTTTAAAGAAGCCTATTACATTTGCAGGTAAAAGTTATTCTGATTTACTTCATAATGATAAAATAGATACTAGTTTGAATGTTGCTGAGTTTCTAGCTGCATCAGTAGATGCTGTGAAGGACCCAGTACTTAACTATTTGAACTTGAATACTATTACTGCTGATGCTGGTGCTATGTTAGCAAGACTTGGTTTTACTACTGAGGATATAGGTTTATTATTCAATCAACCTATTATTAAGGATATATGTGAATACAGCTTTAATAATGGTATGTCTGATATTAACTCTGTGATAGACAATGTATTAGACAATTATGAGGTTGATGGTGAGTTAAAGAAGGCTATACCTGATGAAGACCTTTCAAGAGAAAAGTTAGCATATAATATAGTTCAGGCTGCAAACACTAGTAAGGAAGAACTAATGAAGAGTGATGAATTTGTTGAGAAACAAATTATTGTTGCTGATTTATTTAGAGAAATCCTTGAAGCTAGTAATGATGTATCTCAGTTTGTAAGAAACACTAAGTTTACTGCATCTAATGCTGTAGGTTCTACATTTGGAGATGCTTATGCACAACAGATGAAAGTAGCTGCTTATGTTAAGTCATTTACAAAAGCTGATGCTCTCAAGGTTGAGATGAAAGTAGCTCAAGATATTAATGCTCCTATGAATAATGAAGTAGGAACATTATCTATGAATGACCAAGAGTACATGGAATCTTTACTTGAGAATCCTTTTGCTTATGAACAGGCTATGTATGATATGAATAGAAAGGCTGAGAAAGTAATCAATAAATTCTATCCTTATAATACTAAAGCCTATAAAGAAGCTAGAGAAGGAATAGCTGCATTTACTAGAAGTGGTTTGCTTGATGCAGAGACTATTAATAGTATTCACAGTGACTTAATGGTATTTATGTTAAGTCAGCAAGAGAATAGTTTATTTAATGGTAATATGCCTATTAATGCAGCAGGTGAAGAAGTTACAGCTAGAGAATACTTCACAGAGATATTCCCTGAAGGTTTATTCAATATTCTTGAAGCTAATCCTACAATGAAGTCTATGCCTATATTCCAGTATATGCAGTTTGTTACTGATGAAAAGACTGGTAAAGTAAGCATGAATATTCAGGATATAGGTGGTTTAGCACCTTATCAAAAGGATGAAATTAAAGAGAGTTGGGGAGACTTATTAAGGAATGAGCAGACTGCTGAATTGGCACAATCTCTGTTCTTGTATAACTATTACAAGCTTGGCTTTACTTATAGTCCTATGGCATTTATGAACTTAGCTCCTACAGAAGTTAAGTTAGCTGTGCAAGTGGGATATGATTATAATGGCAATCCTAAATCTTATGTTGACTTTTTAAATGATGTACAAAAGAGTAGGATTGGTGTTAATAATCAAGAGTTTGCTAAACAGTATTTACTTAATCATTTAGATAATAACAGACTAGTATTTCATCCTAAAGGAAGAAATGGTAGACTTATAAGTAGCCTAGCTTTTAGTGATGGAGTAGCTGTAAGCAGCTTTACTCTTGATGTAAAGAAGTTAGGTAAAGAAGGTAATCCATTCTTATTACCTAGTGAAGAGAAAGGAGTATCTTACTTTAGACCTGTTATTGTTATAGATGATATAGTATATATGTGTGATAGTAATGATGTAGTATTTAATGCCAGTACTACTGGAAGTATTAACTATTATAAGGTTGATGCTTTAGGTGAATCTGGAAAGTCTCTGCAATATTCTTCTAACTCAATGACAGTAAGTACAATAGCTGATACTGAAGTTCAAGAGGATGGTAATACATCAGTTGAACCTGAAGTAGTTAATACTGTAGATACTAGTATGAGTACAGAAGAATTAGTTAGACAGGCTACTGATTTAGCATTAAAAGCTGATAATACCTTAGATAAGGCATTAGTGATTGAGATGCTAAATAAAGCTAGTGTAGAAGATTTAATTGATACTATTGAGTCATTGAAAGCTCAAGCTAATAATGTAACTGACCAAGAAGGTAATAAGATTTGTTAATATGGATAAGTGTAGTATAATTCCAAGAGTAAAGAATAGTAAAGGTGAATTTGTAGAGAGTGACTTATTTAAGTCACTCCTACATTACACTAATGACAGAGAGATATCTAAGCAATATTATGCTGTAGGTACTAGTCCTGAATTCTTAAGTAGAGTAGCTAATGAAGCTAAGTTTGATAGTAATGGCGAGATAACCTTTCAATCTCTTAGGCAGCTAACTAAGCTGAATCTAAGTGATGAGAAGGTTAAACAAACCTTGAATAAAGACATTGGTGCTGGTGTATATGATTACAGTGAAGCTGTACCTAAACTACAGTCCTTTAATAGAAGTAGCCCATACAATGATAAGTACATGGCTACTATTATTAATAAGGATAATGGTAAGGTTGAATTAACTGTAGTCAATAAGAACAACACTAATGTAGCTCAGTTAAATGATAACATAGCTAACAGAAGTCTGCAAGAGAGAATTAAGTTCTACCTAAATAGAGCTGGTGTTGATTATAGTTTCCTTGATGACAGTGAGAGAATTAATGGTAGATACAGTACTGTCAATGCTACTAAAACTGCTGATAGTCTCTATCAATTAATTAAGGTAGCTAATAATGAACAAATAGATAGTAGTTTATCTGAAGAAGCTGGCCACTTTGCTGTAGGTGCATTAGGTAATTCTCCACTAGTTCAAAGACTTGAGAGATTGTTAACTCCTGATGTACAGAGGGTTATAATGGGTGATGAATATAACACTATTGCTTATAGAGATAATCCTGCAAGAGAAGTTGCTGGCCATCTAGTAGGTAAGGCTATTAATGGTGAAATAGATAAGAGAGCTTCATGGCAGAACATAGTTAATAGGATAGTAGGTCAGATTAAAAGAGTCTTTAATAACATCACAGGCAATGAAATAGCTAATGCTAAATTAGAGGCAGTAAGAACTGCTGATGCTATTGCACAAGGCTTTATGTCACCTGGTTTCCAGGGCACTGTTGAAAATGCACTTGAAACTCAAGAGACACTGTATAGTGCTAGAGACTCTGTTAATGTTGCTACCTTCAAGTCTGTTTTAAACATACTGAGAAGTCAAACATCACAAATGAGGACTATTGATAAGTCCCTTTATAATAAGTATAACCAACTAGCAGGTCAAGTTGAAGCTGGTAGAACTAGTAGTCAACCATCACTATTTGCAGACTTAATTGCTGTAGATGGTATTACAGAAGCTATGGATTTAATGGTTGATACTGTACCTGAGATGATTGCTAAGTTAGCTAAGGTAGACTTTAATGTAACTAGTATTACACCAGAGAATGCAGCTTTATTAAGAGAAGTAGGAACCTTTGTTGCTAATGCACAAGCTATTCTTAAAATAGTAAAGGATGCTACTACTACAGAAGACTCAAGACTTAGATTACAGAATGTCAATGAAAGTACAATAAATCAGCTTAAGGCTCTTAGAAGAAATCTTAATGAGGCTATTAATGGTGATAATAGATTACTTAATACTCTCGAAGTTAAACAGAGGGAGTTCTATCTTAAGTTCCTTGAAGATGCTATGGGTTCTACCTATGTAAATAGAGCAGCTAGAGTAATATTTGATTGGAAGAAAGGTCAAAGAGGTCTTAGATGGGTTAGTGCTGAAAAAATTCCTATTGAAGATTTACTTAGATACATGGAGAAGGATATTAGTATTCATGAATCTATTCTAGCTTCAATGTCAAATAACTCTGATGTTATTGGTCAATTAGCTGATAGGACTGTGAAGTTAGCTAACAAGTATGCTGATGATATGACTATTCAAACTCAAGATAGACTAAAGATACTTGAAGGTGATTTACATAGTATAGGAGAGAAGAATACAGATGCTTTCTGTGAGATAAGTCCTAGAACTGGTAAACTAACTGGTAACATAGTATCACCTTATGTTTGGGGAGACTATGAAGATGATTGGTTACAGTTTAAGAAAGAATGCAGAGATGACTTCTATGCAAACAATCCTAACCTTGAAGGTAAATCAGACTTTGAGAAGAGTCTATTATGGGATCAATACTTTAAACCATTAGTTAAGTCTTGGCATAAGCAACACTCTCAATGGAATCAAGTTGAACAAAGATGGTATCCTAATGATACTTATTTAAGTGAACAGTATGAGAAAACTATTAAGGGTACTCCAAGAGCTGGATGGTTAAGCAAATACATGAATCTTAAAGCTGAATTAGATGGATTTCTACCTGATGGTAGTACTAATATCTACAGAATGCCACAGTTTAAAGGTACTACTATGAATAAAATCAGAAATAGAAGAATGACTGAAGGCACTGGAAAGGCTATTAGTTATACTCTAAGAAGAAACATGGCAGATACCTTTGTTGAAGATAGTGAAGACAGAGACTTTGGTAGTGATCAAACCTATAATACAATAGAGGAAGATATGTTCTCTAATCAACTTGAATTTGAGAAAGAGAAGCTAAACAGAGTTCCTATCTATGGTATTAATAAGTTAAGAGACAGTGCAGAGTTAAGTACTGATTTATTTCAATCTACTTTAGCTTATGCTGGGATGGCACATACTTATGCAGGTATATCTAGTATTGCAGGCACTCTTGAGATTGGTAAAGATGTCTTGAAGAGAAGAGCTGTAGGAGGTATAAGGGCAGAGTCTGAAAGAGATGAAACTTCCAGAGCATTTAAAAGATACCAGAAGTTCCTAGATAAACAGGTGTATGGTATTAATACTACTAAAATTAAGATAGGAAAGAAAGTAGTACTTAATAAGGTAGTAGGATTCTTCACTGGATTAGCATCAAAGTTCTTCTTAGGTGGTAATGTATTAGGTGGAGCTGTTAACTTAGGTACTGGTTCTCTTGAAATATTCAAAGAGGCTTTATCAGGAGAATTCTTTAGTGTTAAAGACTGGGAAAGAGCTAATATAACTTACTGGAAGAACTTACCATCTAACTGGTTACATGCTGGTGATGATGTTAAAGAAGATAAGGTAAGTTTGTTTATTAGACAGATGAATGCTCTTAATGAAAATAAGAAGAAAGAGAGAGATTACTATACTAATAAATCTAAGTGGGTTAAGTTAAATCCAGTAGGAGAGAACCTATTCTTACCATACAAGTGTGGTGAACACTATATGCAGACTATGGCATTTCTTGCTACAGCTAATGGTACTAAACTCATTGATGAAAATGGAAATCCTATTAGTCTATATAATGCTTATCAAGTAGTTAACATAGATGATAGTAAGCCTAATTTAGGTAAGACTCTTCAAATGAAACAAGGTGTCAGAGTACTAGATAAAGATACTGGGGAATTAAAACCTTGGAGTATTGAAGATGAATCTAAGTTTATGGATAGAGCCAGAGAAATCAATAACAGAATGCATGGTATCTATAACAATTCAGATAAAGTGGCTATACAACAGAATGTTTTTGGTAATGCTTTATTAGCTATGAGGGGTTATGCATTAGGTATGATACAAAGAAGGTTTGGTGTTAATGCTTATAGTGTTGCATTAGGTACTGAAACTGAAGGTTCTATGAGAACATTAGCTAAGGTAATTGCATCTACATTCACAGACAAAGGAGGCTTTGCTTTAACAGCTAGAGCTATCTTTACTCCAGTATCAAAGACTACTCAACAAATGATGCTTAATGCTGGTTTCTCAGCTAATCAGTATTATAATATGAGAAGAAATTGGGCTGATATGGCTGTCATTGTAGCATTGACTTTACTTAAGATGTTAAGTGCTAAGCCTGATGATGACGATGATGAAGAACCTGACCAAGCTATGGGTTTCTTATATTATGCAGCTAGTAGATTATATAGTGAACAAGCAGCCTTTAATACTCCTTGGGGATTTGTTAAAGAGGCTCCAGTAGTAACTAATATATATCCTGTTGGATCTAGTTTAGCAACTGATCTAATTAATATAGTAACACTATTTGCTACTCAAGAAGAGTATAAATCAAGTGGTAGTACTTATGAGAAAGGTGACTTGAAATGGGCACATAAAGTTGAAAGAATGCTTCCTTATTGGAGAAGCTACTTAATGATGCAGAATCCATATCAAGCAGCACAGAGTTATCAGTATGGTAGGGCTAATCTTACCAAATAACAATGTTCATATATGCAAAAAAAAGGCTAGAGGTTAATCCCCCCTAGCCTTTCTTTTTTTTTATACTAGCTATACTTAACTTAGACACTCTTTCTGATGTTGTTTCTCATCTTCAGTCATGCTATTCCAAGACTCTTTAGTATATCCCATTGTTATTGCAGCTTGTCTAACTTCATCACTAATTGATTCCCAGTTATTAGCTGAAGGAGTAACTATAGGTCCTTTCTTAGCTGGTTTAGCAAATCTGTTTTTAACTTTACCCATCTTTAAACCTAAGTTCTTATTAACTGTAGTCTCAGCATCAGGTATTTCTACCTTTTTAACTTCAACCTCAGCTGGTAACATATTAGTAATCATTTGTTTCTCACTATCAGTAAGTTTATCATATTGAATATTTACATCAGTAAATGGTACTGCACCTATTTCTTCAAGAGTAGGTTTAGAATCCATATACTCTTCACCATTAGCAAGTAATTGATTACCTTCACTTATTTCATATGCAGTTTTACCATTACCAAATCCTAAAGGAGTAGGATAACTAACATTAATAGGTATAATGTTAAGAGAAGCTACTTTAATACCATACTTATCTTCAATGAACTTCTGATACATTGAAACTTGTTTAGCATATTTCTTTCTTTTCTCATCACTAATACCACTTCTATTAGTCTTCATATCAAAGATATGGAAGTTACCTTGACTATCATAAGCAAGCAAATCAAGAGTTCCAGCAACAGGTATATCATGTGTTTGACCTTGTGTGTCAGTCACTTTGACAGTACCAGTAACAGTTACATCTCTAGGAATTATTGTAAGACCTTGAGCATCAATATAGTTCTTAAGACCCATTAATTGATTAGCAAATTTCATCCATTGACTTTGAGATGCATTAGGATAATCAAAATGATAATCATTCAGTAATTTACCATCTTCATCAAAGAACTCACCTGCAAAGAAGTCCCTTACAAACTCATCTACTGATGTTCCTATATTAGTTGAAGGTATAATCCAAGGACTAGCAGGGTCAAATCTTTCACCAGCATGTTCATCAGCCTGAATAATAGAAGTAACTCTAGCATATCTAACTCCATTGCTATCTACATAACCTGAGTTATCATCAGCTAATCTTATCTCCTTACTATCTTCAACTATTCTATTAGCTATCTGTTTAGCTTTATCTATAGCAGGATTAGATACTGGTTTAACCTCACCTTTTAATGTAGCACCAGTTTCACTGTCAACAATAGCATCACCTACTTTAACTTGGTCTGTAGCTACAATAACAGGAGTATTAATAGGTTTGCCTTGTGTAGCATTAACTTGATTAGCAACTACTTGTGTAGGTACTGGAGTTCTACTACCATCCTGTTTAAATGGACTATTAATATCAATACCTCTAATAGTATATTTGAATGAGGTTCTACTAGATTCCAGTATGTTATCATCAAATATATCACTAGCATTGCCTAATCTAGCCTTTCTAGCATCATCAGATTCACCTTCTTTAGCATTGAAGTCATTGTAATTAACCTGCCATTTAACAAATGGTTGACTGCCATCTTGTCTAAAGTTACCATTATCAAGTATTAAACTCTTAATAGCATTAGCCTTAGTTTCATCAGTCATTGTACCATTAGTTACTCTAGCCATAGGTATAGTATTAACACCATTAGTTAAAACTAATTGATACATTCTATTACCTTCAAGCTTATCTTCTGTAGGTATGAATGTGTACTCATAACCTTTAGGAACTGTCAGATAGTTACTTAACTTCTTAGTTAAACTTTCACCTAATGAACTTAATTTAGTAGCACCTTCACCTATTGCAATTAATGTGTTACCATCTCTCTTAAATCTAATATCATCACTGAAAGGCTTCTTCTTAAAGAACTCTTCAAGTGTCTTGCTATATCTATGGAGCCTACTATTAGCTTTTAGTATCTCCTCAGGAGTTCCTTCAGTTAATACTTGAGCTATAGGTTGACCTGATCTAGATAAGGAGTTTTGAGGAGTGGTTACATATAACTCAAACTCAGATTCTCCACCTTTCATATTAGGAGTAAAGTAAGCTAAGTGTATTCTTTCACCCTTAGCATCCTGTGCTACTCTTCTAATATTAGGTAAGATTTTATCCTTAGCTTTTCTATAAATAGCTTGTCTATCTTGTATAGAAAGCTTCTCATCATTCATCTTATCTCTATCAGAGGCATCCATATCATTACTCATGATAGTATGTATCAGAGTATTAGGAGTACCTGCCTTAGTATGCTGAGGTGGATTAGCTCTTACATAGCCATTAGTAGTGACAACCTTACCATCTTTATCCTTAATCAACTTACCATCTTGTTGGGTTAAAGCTGACATTCTAAGTGGCTCTACTCTAGCAGCACCTTGTGAATTAGCACTAGTTCTAGGCATAAAACCAATAGGTTGATACTTCTTATCATCAATTATAACAGGACCATTGTTATCTTCAACAACTGCCATTATTGGTAAATGATCATTCTCATTATAAGCTTCACCCATCTCTTGCTTAACACCTGCAATAATAGCAGGGTCTGCAATAAACATGATAGGAGTCTTAGAAGTTATATTACCCTTTCTTAAATAGTCATTCATTCTAAAGTTCTTAGAAGCCTGACCTACTACAGAGTTAGGATAGTTATCTACACTAGCTGTAGTTATAAGACCATTATTTCTCCTTTCTTCATCAACTGTATTAGGAGTTGTAGCTCTTTCTTCTTTAGAGTCTGGTTTAACTTCTTTCTTAACTTTTATCTTTGAAGCTACTTGTTTTAATAATGAAGAAGCTCTATCAGGATTATCACCACCTTGTTGAGATTGTACTTGTAACTGATTAGCCTTAGCCATTATAGCCTCACTAAGATTATCAGGAGTTTCATATTCACTATCTCCTAATTCATCAAGTATTTGAGTGGCCTGCTCTTTAACATCATTATAAATATCAGATGCATTGTTAATGATGTCTAAACCAATGTCAGCAGCTTTGGCTACCTCTTCATTACTATTAGTTTTAAACTTATCAGTAAGACTTTCTACCTCAGGTTCTATAGTTCTAGTCAGTGAAGGAGTTCTTTCTATCTCACCAAATATACCTACTGACTTAGTAGGTTCAGCAGGAGTATCTTCTTCAAGATTTCTAGATGCACCCATCTCTGGATTAGCTGCTAATTGAGCAAATACTCCAACAGGTTTAGGAGGTTTTGAATCCTCTGTAGTTGTAGGAGCTACTTCCACAGGCTTATTAATAGTCTCTACTTCAGTAATATTCTTATTATATTCCTCAAGTATGCTATTTAAAGTCTGTGCAATCTCTTCTACACTAGATGGAGCCATTTGTTCACCTTCAGACAATCTACCATTAACCTCACCTATATAATTAAGCAATTCAGAATTACCAGATTCATCAGTTTCAGCTAATACATCAATAGATGCATTAGTAGGACTAATACCTCTGTCTGTTAAGAATTGCATTGAAGTCATGATTACATTCTTATCATTCTCACTTAATGAATTAAACTTTTCATTACTATCAAGTTGGTCAAATATACCTTCTAATGCCTTATTATCTGATATATATCTGTTATAATTATCATTATCCTTGAGTATATTTCTAATAACACTTCTCTCTCTTACATCAGATTCTCTATAAGCTTTATCTAAGTTCTTAACAAAGGTAGAGTAATCACTTACACCATTAAGATATTCATATTTCTTTCTAGTGTTATCATTAGCTACTTGTTGTTTAATTCTATTAGTAAAAGCATTGAAGCTTGAAGGATCACTAAGTATGCTATTATATTGAGCTAAGTAAGCCTGTTGAGCTAGGTTAATCCTACCAGCATCTTCAATCTTATCAATGAAATCACTATATTGTAAAGTACCTTCTCTTATTACATTATCTATAATAGCTCTTTGTTCCTCACTATACTTAGACTTATTCTCAGGATTAAGTATAGTAGCTCTGTCCACTGGATTGAGAGACATAATATCTGCCTCACTAAGAACAGTTCCTTCTATACTATTATCTCTTTCTCTGCCTAGTTTCTTGAGTTGTTTATCTATAGTCTTAAGTGCTACTCTCTTAGCTCTAAGTGCAGGCTCTTCATTAACTTCAAGGTTCTTTCTTTTAGTGATATTCTCTATATCCTTCTTAAGTTCATCCTTCTTCTTAGTTAACTCATCATAAGCATTGTTTATCTTATCCTGAGTACCATAACTAATAAGAGCATCTCTCTGTGCTTCACTAAGATTACTTGAAGTGGTAGGGTTAATGGGGACTTTAGATAATTCATCCTCTAACTGTGTAGCTCTTTCTCTCCAAGAATCTACACTCATCTTACCATAAATTAGTGCTTGCTTAGTATCTTCATCAGCAGCATTACCTAACATCTTATCAATATTCTCAGACTCTTCAGCTATTCTACTCATAGTATTAAGTAGCTTATTAGAGTTCTTCTTTATAGTCTCAAGTATCTGTGAATCATCCTGTTGAATATCTCTGTTGTTAGGTGCATTCTTAAATTGCTGTACTAATGATTGGGCTAATTCAGAACCATCTTCAGCATTAGCTGCATTAGTTAAGTCAGTCATAAATGAGTTATAATAGTCAGTACCTCTGACCTTTTCAAGCATCATAACATCATTAATAGTCTTACCTAACTCACTGTTTCTATATTCAAACTCATCATTTTTACCTGATGCTTCATCCATAGCCTTAGCCCAGTTAAATGTACCAACCAGACCATCATACTTACCTTTATTAGCAGGGTCTTGTATCCAATCAGTCATTACTTGAGCAGCAGTAGCTCTTTCTTCACCAAGACTTCTTTGTTCTTGAATAGCTTCATAGATAGGATTTCTATATACAATAGGAGACCTTCTTAAAGTATAATCAAGTTTAGATTCATCCTCCATTCTAACAGCAGGGCCTCTTCTATTATTAATAGTAGGAGTACCCATACCTGAGGCTAATGCACCATAAATACCTGATAAGATAGTCTCTTTATCAGTCATAGCATCACCAGCTGCTCTACTAGCAGCAAACAAGTCATTAGCAAGAGATTCATCTACTGCATTCTTGCCATCACCTTTGTATTTATTAGCAATGAAGTTCTGTAAGTTATATTCTGCCCCACCTCTTGCAAATGCATCAGATACACTTTGAAGATACTCTTCAGTAAATTCACCAGCAGGTTCCTGTAATACATTAAGTACCTTACTAACCTTACCATAATTAGGAATAACTCTACCTGCCTCTACTCTAAAGTCTTGTGGTGTAAATAACCTACCTAATCTACTTCTTCTCATAGCTTCTTGTACAGAAGGAGTTTGAAGACCAGCTTTAAGAGTCATATTAAGTGCTCCATTAATCATGGAGTTAAGACCCATATTATATACACCTGCTTTAGCTGCATTAGCTTCAGCTTTCTTTATGGATTCCTCATATTGAGGAGCATAAGAGTCATATATTTCCTTATATAATCTCTCAAGGTCTTCCTTTGATTGGGGGTTATAACCTTGTTTACTAAGTTCTTCAGGATTCTGAAGTCTTCTATTAAATTCATCATTTACTACTTTAGCTTGATTCTCGGCCACCATTTGCTTAGCATCATCAAGAAATTGTATCTTAGTGTTAAGACCTTCACTAACACCTTCAACAGTACCAACCATTGCAGGAATAACAAAGGCATTAACCTTTTGCTGAGCTTGTTGTAACCCTCTTAATACTCCATTGACTCTCTCAAGATTATTTAGTGTATTAGCTCTATTAGCTGCAAGAGCTGCACCTTTTAATCCTTGAAATGCCTTATTGGATATAGATGAAAGGCCTGCACCAGTTAACATTGAGGCTATAGTAAAACCTTGTTGATTAACTAATTCAGGTATAGTATTAACACTAAGCAAGTTATCAAGAATACTTCCTTGTTCTTCCTTAGTAGTTCTTATAATAGGTATAGTAGATAATCCACCATTATCCTTAGCTTCTTGAATATTAGCATCAAACAATGAGCCATATTGCATTACATCATTACCATATCTAGTCCAATCATTGTCTATAACATGGTCCATGAAATCAAGGGCTGCATTATCTATATTCTCATTTCTTTCATCACCTATATAGTCAACAGCACCTTTAACCATACCAGCAGCACCAATTAAAGCACCTGCTGTTTGAGCACCCATACCTTTAAAGCCATTCCATATTTTCTCAAATACACTTTGATTTTCTGATGCAGTATTCTGCATCTGTCTTCTAAGTATATTATTAGCTTCTTGTTCACCATAAGCAGACTTAGCAGCATTGTATTCTGCTGCTAGTCTATACTTATCTTCATCAGAGAATGGAAGATATTCAGTACCTTTATACCTCTTATAATAAGGAGATACATCAGTAGCTATCTTATCAAATTCATCAAGAGCTTTTCTACCTCTTGCAGGCCAGTTATTATATAACTCAGTTAACTGATTAGCTTGAGTTTGATAGTCTTGACCTTGTTGAAATGCTTTGCCAATACTATCAACCTTCTGTTGTTCTTCATCAGTTTCCTGAGGAGCTTGAAATAACTCACCATTATATAAGCTATCTCTTTGCTCAGGAGTATAACTCTTCAAAGTATTATAGTCTGGTCTATTACCAAACTTCTCTTTAAACTTGAAGTTCTTATACATTCTATCTGTTTGGTCTGGAGTAAGTCCTTCCAACTGTGAAGAATAACTCTTCTCCCAATTCTGTCTATCCTCAGGTGTCAAGCCCTTTAATCCTTTTAATCCTTCCATATTATAATCCCATATTTTCATCAAAATTGATACTACCTGTTACTTGTGGTGTAACAGGAGTAGCCATAGGTAATTGAGAAGTACTTTGCTTAGGCATCAGTACGTAGTCATAGTCACCAACAGCTCTACTCTTATCAGCTTTAACCCTAACCACATCATAGTAATCAAGGTCTATATTCTTCTCTTTAGCTGTCTTCAGCATTTCATCTAAAGCACCTTTAGGTATTTCATTGTAATTGGTTACTATATCACTAGGTTTCACATTATCAAGAGTATAATTACCCCATCCTGATACAGCTTCACTTCTAGTCATACCAAATAAAGTACCTTTTACATCCTTACCTTCTTCACCAGTTCTCCATTTACCTCTGGTATTAGCTATAATAATTGGGGTGTCCCCCCTCTTTGCAGCATCTTTTACACCAGCACCTGCAATACCACTATTACCTACATAGTTCTCAACTCTACCATCAGGGTATATTCTAAGTGCTTTACCTCCACCAATAACTCTAATAGTTGAGCCATCTTGAAGAGGTATTGTAGTCTTATCTTTAGCTGCTTGAGCTTTAGCTAATTCAAATCTTTCTCTATCCATCTCTAATCTAGCAGACTCAGCAGGACTCATAAATGCTCTATTACCTTGAGTATCAAACTTCTGAGTACCAATAGCATCATATAAACCAGCATTGATATAATCTCTAGCTCTAGTTTGAGTAGCTTGATCCCAAGTATCTAAACCAGCTTCTTGCCACACAGTATCAGCTACTTGCTTTAATTCACTGGGTGCATTTGGGTCATTCATTATAGTCTGCATTACTTGTTGAGGAGTATAACCTAACTGTTGCATTTGCTGGAAATACTGACCACCAAGTATTGATTGATACTGAGGATTCTCCTGTATAGTCTTAGCTAAGTTTGAAGCCATCATACTAGCTCTCTTAGATAACTCTGAACCACTAATAGTATTATAAGTAGCATTAGGGTTATTAATTAAATCATCAAGAGATGCAGTACTATAGTCAATATTAAACATTAATGAAGGGTCCTTTTGAATAGCTTCTCTTTGAGCTTTAGTTAATTCTTCTCTCTTAGTTGCAGCTACTTCTATAGGAGTAATCTCATTACTGTATCTTCTCTTCATATCTAACAAACCTCTTCTACTCTCTGGTGTTAAACCTTGTCTAGCTAAAAGGTCTGCCTGCTTAGTCAAATCATCAGCATAAGTTTTATATTGAGCATAAGCTACAGGGTCTGATTGCTGATTAGCTAATTTATCCCACATACCAGCTTTAGCTGACATCTCACCTAAACCCTCTTCAATAGCCCTATGTTCAGTAGTTGCTGCTTCAATTGGGGCTAACATCTCAGAATAAGAGAATGGTCTAAACTTTGATCCAATTACTAGACTAGCCATTCTTACCTCCCTTCTTATTACCTTTATACTTCACTTTACCACTTCTAGTAAGATTGTAATTGTATGCAGGGTTACTTTGAATTTGATTACGAATAAATTCTTCTCTACCAACCTCACCTAAGTTATCAAAGAATCCTGTTAGATTAGCTGATCTATTAGCACTAACTCTATTTCTTTCAGCATTTCTCATGTTGTACTCTTCAATAATACCTCTAAGTTGAGCCTCTTTAACACCTTGAGTAGCTGTAGCAGCTTTTAATCCTGCTTCACTATTAAACATATCAGTTTGTCTATTAAATCCTTCAACTCTTTCCTTTTGAGCTTGGTTATATTCTTCAGCCTGTCTAGCAAAGTTACCTAAGTTCTGACCATAATTATAATCAGCAGCTAAGATACCTGCCATTGCAGTACCTCTATTACCTCCTGCATTATTATTAACAGCTCTTCTAGTAGCTCCAGCACTAGCATCAAGTCTATTAAGATAGAACTCTCTATCTAATGGAGTATATCTTAGCTTATTGCCTATTGGAGTTGCTGTAATGGGAGACATATTAGCTACTGCATTGCCTATAGCATTAGCACCTGCATAGTTAGGCTTGTCTCTTAAACTAGCTAAAGCACTGATACCAGAACCTACAACAGGTGCATATCTTAACCATGAAGCACCAAAACCATCTTCATCACTTGAAGGTGAGTTGTCATTAGGGTTAGATGTACTACCTTGACTACCTAAAAAATCATTATAAGTAAATGGGTCACCATATAACAGAGTATCATCATTTGCATTTGTAAATCCACCTAATGCAAATTGAGTACCTTGTCTAGCTTCTTTCTTAGCTCTGACTTCTTCTTGAGCTTGCATTAGTTTACCCATATTAGCAAGTAATCCTCTCTTAGCTATAGGATCATTAGGTCTTTCTTTAGGTTCTTTATTAAACTTCTCAGCTATACTAGCAAAGGTATGGTCTTTATATTTTAGTGGGATGTTGTACTGTTTAAGCATCTTTTCAGTAGGATGTAATCTATTACTGAATACATAGTCATTAAACACAACTTCACCTTCTTCAACTAAATTAGGTTGACCATCAGGAGCTAATCCCATAGGTACTCCACTTAGAGGATTCTCTTCATGAGAACCACCTTCACCTACTACAGTAACCCCATCACTAAATACTCCACCATGAGTCAAAGCATCTGGATGTGTGGTCAATGAATCCCAAGCTCCTTGAAATAAAGTACCTGTTGGTGCAAAGGTTTCATCATAATTATAGTCCATATAACCACCATTAGCTTTAGCCCAACCTCTTGCATTGTCAGCAAAAGTAGCTCTCTTTACTATAGTAGGATTATTACTTCTTTTACCTCTTGCTATACATTCAGCAGTAACTTTACCACCACAATATTCAGTAAACTTACCTTTATTCTTTTTCTTAATATGAATACCTCCACCTTCAGCAAATAGTATACCACCATCTTCTTTTCTTAATGAAGGATATTTAGCCAATACTTTAGCTCTTACACTAGAATTACCATGAAGTCCAGCTAATCTAAGTGCATCTCTAGCATTAGCTTTAGTTGGAATAGGGTAACTTCTATGTGGACCTGCAAAGTCACTAGAAGGAACCATAGGATAAGGTTTCTTCTTAGAGCCATAATCTTTATCTCTTGATAAGTTACCTCCATCTGCAAAATAATCTATACCATACTGTGGAACTTCAAATGAGTTAGGCATAGATGTTAGTTTATTCTTACTCATAGCTTCTAGTCTCTTATTATATAATTGTTCATTAATAAAATTATAGTCAATAGCATCTCCTGTGAGTAATAGTCCACCATCAGCGGCATAGTTAGCTAGTAATGCACTATCACTGGCTGCATCTATATTACCTGCTGTATTTACTAATGATTTCTGTGCTCTTAGATTAGCATTGTCTATTTCTTTATTTAGTCTTCTGGTTTCTCTCTTAGCTTTACTACTGAACCACCCATCTGAGCCAACTTGTGATTTAGTTACATTAGCTAAGTTATTAAAATTAGACCAGTCACTAAGTAACTGATCATTAGTTGAAGCACCAGAAACATAGCCTGATTGTTGTTTAGCTGAAGCTTCAGTATCATCAACAAACTCTTCATTGATTTTACTTCCAAAGGCAGCATTAACCACACCTCCCAACATATTTACTCCAGCACCTATAAGTCCTCCTACTCCAGGAATATTTGAAGCTACACTACCAATAGTTTGCATAGCATTACCTACACCAGTACTATTGCCTGATGGATTAATAAGTCCACTAACAGCAGTGGCTCCTGCATTAGCTAATGCACCTCCTATTGCAAATGTATATGGTTTATTTCGTCTTCTTATAATTTTCCTTTTAGCCATAGCATAATTAATTTGTTGCAAATATAAGTAAAGTTATTGACACTACCAATACTTTAAGTGAAAAAGTAAAGGCTGACTACACACTTAGGTTAGCCAGCCTTACTAATATTATACAAAGTAATGTAATATCATATCATGAAACTCAGTTCTATAAGTCTTAGGGTCATTCATTGCTAATTTAACATATACCCAAGTATTTCTAATTCTATTCAACTTGTTACTGTTATCTCTTGGTATATTAGCTCTCCACACTCTAAACTTCTTCTTTAAAGGTGAAGGTTGACCTAATGTAGTAGTAAGATTTAAAGTACCATGCTGATATTCATTCCACACATCTAATGTATCAAATGTTACATCGTTAAGCAATGTGTCACCATCCCAAGTATCAGCTCTAAATTCAAGAGTGTTGTATATCTTATCATAAGGTTCATCACTATTATCTATAACAGTAATATAATATGGTTTGGTTACACCATAGAAACTATTATAGTCTCCTGCCTCATGTTCCCAGATAATTCCATTCTTTAAACTAAAGAACTTGCCACCCATATTAAACATAAGAGGAACTGAATCATAACTAAAGAATGATACAAACTCTTGAAGTAATTCTGAATAACATAGAGCAAAGTCCTTATGGATATAATAAATCTCATCATTAGTACTGTCTCTCTGTATAATAAAGTTTGAGAAATCTCTTGCATTCCATATATCAGTAGAGTTGTACTTATTAATAAAGGTTCTATATCCTTTCTCTGAGGATAAACTCTTTAATGATTCTCCATTAAACAACATCAAGTCATTAGTAAAGTTATCTATGAAATATAAACCACTAGGACTTAAATAGGATGCCCATTTATTCTGTAATCCATTAGTTAGAGTTACATATCTCTTACCATCAACTTTACCACTATTAGCTATTTCAATAGGTATTCCATCATTAGTATTAACCTGTACTGTACTATTAAACAGTACTCTTGAAATGCCCTTATCTTGAAATGCAAAGATGTCATTGCCTATCTTCTTGAGTAAGTTAAGATTACCTCTATCACCATCTAATGTAAGATTTGAAGCTAATGTAATATTAGTCCATGTATCAATATCCTCACCTAAGGTCTTCTCTTTAGTCCATGTCAATGAATTAGGGAATAAACTATTACTATATCTCTCATAATCAATTGTTCTGAAAGTAAAGTAATTATTAGACTGAGAATATACAGGATTAAATAGATTGAAGTTTGTTGGACTCATATTTAAATTATTAACTAATCCTCTGTTTCTATCATACCTTCCATCTATATTAATTCTAGTCTCACACATAAATGATACTATATCTACAATGCTGTTTTGATCTTCACTAGTTGAAGCAAAGGTTCTTAAACAGTCATATCTCTGTATATAAGTATCTCCTTCTGTACAGTTTATATCAATGTTATCACCTATTAATACAGCATCACCTGCTGGCAAGAATGTATTATTAAGTATAGCCTCAGGAGTATCACCACCAAATCTATTAACTACATTGTCTCTATATAATTCAGCTAACCATAGTATAGCTCTGTCTTGACTATCAGTGTAAGTAATATTACCTTGATATACAGTATCACCAGCAGGAGCATTTGTATTCCAAAATGGCTTAGTAGTAGGACTATTCTGTAGTATTGAAGTACAAGTATTGTTCTTAGGAAGAACAGACTGTTTACCAGATGCAGTGTAGTTAAATGCAAACACTAAATGAGGATTTGATTTATACTTCATACTAACAGGCTCAGTACCATACAGGTCTTCTTCATTCATAGGAAACATACTACTATCAAATGTATTTACAAATACTACCTGATTGTTAGCATCATTGAAGATAGGAGTTATACTACCATTATCTACTTCATTTTTAGTTGTATATAACAAGTAGCCATTATTATATACTTCTGATACTGTATTGCTTCTATTAAAAGGTAATACTTTATCTATATCTGCATAATAGTTTAAATCCTGTAATCCTGAATTAAGAGGAGCTTTTATTCTAACCATTCCAGTAGTCCATGAATTAACTGGAGTAATACCAGTATATTCACCAGAATCATCAGTCCAAGGAGTATCAAGATATATATTATCAGCAGAGAATTTCAAGTTACTAATAACCTTTCTACCAAGTGCTGCTGGTCTTGTATTTCCATCTGTAGGAACACCAGCATTAATTAGTGAGCCATTTCTATGCCAAGGATATACTAACCATAGTCTTTGACTTAAAGCAAGTTCTTGTATTCTATCCCATTTTAATGCATCTGCCCAAAATAAACCTGAAGAGATTTGTCTACCACCTTCACCAGTAATAGAGTAATTCCACATTCTAGTATTACACACTTTACCTTTAAAGAAACCTAAAGATTTTAAACCAAGTGTAGGTGTAGAAGTGGTTAAACTAATATCACTCAATGTATTATTAAGTGCTACTGCACCTATAATTCTTAACTTATAGTCAGCATTAACTAGATTCTGTAGATTATCATTAAACTCCACTTCAGGTGAATGCATGGTAACTATGTTATGGTCCACAAGGAATTCAGACATACTTTTATCAGTATATTCACCTGGGTCTGTGCCTGTAGGAATATAAGGAACCACACCTAATGCTGTCTGTATTTCACTTCTAGTTAAGTCATTTGCTGATGCTGAGCCTATAGGACCATTGTGATAGAAGTAAGGTACTTCACCTTTACTACAATCATGTGCCATAGTTCCATATTCATTAACCCATGAATCATCAGGCATAAAAGGTCTTGTAAACCATGATGACTGTGCAAATGGACTATTATCTAATCTATCTTTATAGTTAGCTACAGTAGGACATAATATACCTTGACAGATAACATTTCTATCATTAAAGTCTGGGAAACATACTACTCCTCTAGCCTTAATATATCCTAGGTCTTTAATAGCTTGTACAGTAGCTACATCATTGACTGTAACATTAATTGCAGATGCATAAAGTATAAACTGATTTAGAGAATTATGACTCTCATTTCTTTCAGTACATTCATAGTCTCCTACAAATACTACCTCACTCCATTTACCTTTGGTATCTTGAAACTGAATACCTACTCTATATACTTCACCTTTTTGAAATCCCTTAATCTGATTAGAGTTATAATTAAGCTGATAATTAGCTCTGTACATATCTCCTAAATCTGATACATCAGTAAGAGTTCTCTTGAAGAAGGTTACACTAGCATTCTTCTTAATTTGATACTGTAAGTCAGTAGAAATTAACTCTCTCTTAATAGTATAGTTACCTAAGAATAAAGTATTATCCTTTTGTTCCATAGTATAAGGAGCTATCTCTTCACCACCTACATATAAAAGAATAGTAGGGTCCACACTTTCTCCAGTAGTACCAGTATCTACATATAACTGAGTTGTAGTAACTAAATCAGCAACTACCTTTACTTGAGGAGTAGCATCTATAGATGTTCTATGTATAGAATATATTCTCACATAATCATAAGATGTATCAAGATTGCTAAGTTGTATATTAAATGAACAAGTTACAGTGTCTTCAGGAGAAGCTCCTCTATCTTTATGTGAGATATAGAGAAGAGGAGAAGTGCTAAATATATTAGTTTCCTTACCATATTTATTATAGTAACTAAATGCATATTGAATAACACCTTGACTAAAAGTACCACTACTATTTACCTTATCTACATTAATTGTGGCATTAGTATGTATAGTTCCTATAAAGTCAAATTCATCTGCATTGATATACACATCTTTAGTTATATTCAACACTCTAGCCTGATTAATACCATCTATCCAGTAGACTTTCTGTATATCTTCATTCTCATATATACCTAAGGTTTCTACAGGATGCTCTACATCAAGGTTAAGCTGTCCCATAAAAAGAACTGAGGAAGTGAATTTCCCATCCTCATAGATAAACTTATATATTCTATCTGCTATAGAATCCTTAGCAAATATAATAAGAGTATTATTAAGAATACAGCTACCTAAGTAAGTACCTACTATTTCATGATTAGAAGGCACTTCTTTATTACCTTTCTCATTAGTAACTGAAAGAAGAGTATTATTATCTCTTGCAGTTATTCTTATATTCAAAGCATCAAAGGCATATTTAGAGTTAAACTTACTAACAGTAGTATCCCTACTCATGCCTTGGATTACGTGTTGAGAAATTTTCATTGCCATTATCCGTGTGATTTTATAAATTCCTTGTTACCAAGTGGTTTAAATCCTTTTCTAAATTCATTAGTTCTTGGTATCATTTGATTTAATATGTTACTAATTGCCTCCATTTCAGATACTGATGGTAATGTAAATTCCATATTACATTGTCCAGCTGACCAAGCATATTCCTGTTGTACATTCTGTAATACTGCTGGAGCTATTTTACCCATATCAAATAGAATAGTAAACCATTCTTTCTTAATGAATAACTCTAGTGCTTTAAGAAATACTGAATTATCAGGAATTAAAGGTAATCCTTCATCATCTACTGGAATAGCTCTATAAGCAATAACTAAATGACCTTCCTTAAATGAAGTATATATGATATTACCTTGAACCTTAAAGGTTCCTTCTTGTCTTTCAAGGAATCTTTTATCATCATGTATTAGATGAAAGGTATCAGTAGTAGCCCTAAGAGAAGTGTTATTCTTAGCATCTTTCACTTGTCTAATAGCTATTAGATCACATGGAAGTTTTGCTCTGTAGTTCTTAATTTCTACAGTTTCAACCTTATCATAGTAAATAGGTGGCAATCCCATTCTACCTATGAAGTCCACAGTGTACTGTATAATAGATTCAAGAGTTAAATCAACCATTAAAGGATGGCGCATCAACCTGCTGGCGATTTCACGAATATTTGTATATGTTACATTATTTACCATAGTATCTTTTATTTTTATCTAAGTACATAGCTTCAATCTTACCTTCTTTAATCTTCTCTTTAAGTCTTTTCTTTAGCTCTCTATTCACACTAAACTCAAAGAAAGACTTATTACTATAGTTAGCTTGACCTCTATTATAGTATATTTTAAATATCTCTCTTTCCTCAACTCTAACTAAGGTCTTATTATTATAAGACTCTTCATCATCATACCATAATTTAAGTGTTCTATCCCAATCAATAGGTAGATTAGTTACAAGTTCACCATTAGTATTTAACCTAACTTCACCAGCAGCCTTTCTAATTTCTAATCTACCCATCCTATGAGGAAAGTTAATTTCTTCACCTTTGATTAGATTATCAGCTAATAAGTTATTAACTCTTCTAGTGATAGCAAAGTATTGAGACTCAGTTAATATATATTTAGGGTCAGAAGGTTTGTTCTTTCTATAGTACTTATATCCATCATAAATACCAAGTGAACCTCTAATCTTATGAACTCTGGGTTTATCTAACTTTAATAGTTTACTTCTAAAACTTTCATAACTTTCCATTACTTAGTACTTACATTGGACAAATTATCATTAGCATCATTTACCTTATCTTCAGGAGAATATTCAGGACCTCTTAACTCTTTAACTACAAGCTCTACTAATGGTGAAACTAATGCAGATTCCAAAGGAAAGTCAGAGTCAAGTAACTCACATATTTGACCATCTTCATCACACTGTAATCCAAAAGTTTCTTCTGCATCAGAGAATAGTGCAGTTATTCTAACCTTTTCAAGGTATAAGTACTGAGGATTACTAGACTTGAAGTAGATGTAATTATCAGGGGCTAAAGAGCAATATATGATATTACTAAGGTATTTATTAAATCCTACATATTTCATTCTATCTCTTGAAATATAAGTAATCTCACCTTGATAATAGTCTACTGGATATACTCTAGGTTGCTTAATACCCATCATAAAAGGAACCTTCTTTGTAGTTCTAAGATACACTCCACCCTCACATGGCTCACCAGAGATTGCAGGTACTTCCATTAAGTCAAGGCATATAGTACTAAAGTTACTCTCAGGTATAAACTTCTTTAAATCCGAGTAACGCTGCTTCAAGATGAAACTTCTGTACTTACTGATTAAGAACTTTAAGTGATCCTCAGTATAGTAGGAATCATCACTAGAAAGCTTTAACTCATCAGAGCACATGTATATAATTTCTCTCCATGTCATATTATTACATATTTAATTATACAATTAAGACCTTGTGCAAAGGTAAGTAATTAAACTCACATACACAAGGTCTTTACTGGTTTTATTTACTGGCTATAAGTGTTATACTTCTATTCTAAGTCTATAGTCTTCAGTATCCCTGATAACATTATCTTCAGTTATTCTAGTAGTAAATCCTATCTTAGTCTTATGTATAAGACTATCATGATTAACAAATTCTGGATATCTTATAAGACAAGTAGTTCCACTTAAACAATAGATAGCATTTATTATAGCTCTGAAATCATCTTCATCTATGTATTCATTAAATACATGAAGCATCTCATCTAGTGTAAGTAATGCTATTAACTTCTCTACATCACCATAGCTTTTATAACCAAACTTTGATAAAGCATTAAAGTATCTGTAAATAGCATCATAAGATACATTATCTATTTCATGCATAACAGCTACAATTAGTTACTACTGGTTTAGACATCTTGCCTTTGAAGAACTTATTCCAATAGACAATAGCCTGAGGATAATTACCAGTTCTTATACATAACTCAAGTGCCTTCAACCTTAATGAAAAATCAATAAAGTTCTTAGGTATCTTGCACTCATTAATTAACTCTTTAACTGACTTCATCATACTTTGATAGTATGGATATAAGTTAGTCACAGTACCCATTATTTGAGGACTAATAGTACTCTCAGGTGCATCAGCTGATGGTTCCCCTGTAGTAATTACATACACAAAGAACATAGTATCATTAAGAGTACTTAGGTTCATATCTCCTGCTTGTAGTACTAGTCTTACATTCTTCTTTTCATAGGAACCATAAGTAAAGCAATATGATTGATCCTCTTCTTCAAGAACAGGATTACAATTACATTGTTCAGGTATAGAGTAAGTTAAATCATAGTTATCACCTACAGTATAAGTGTAAACAGGATTACTACTAGGACCATTAAGAATGTATGTATCTTGTGTATCTATAACTACACTATCCAATAGTACATCATTATAGAAGTCCTGACTATCTACAGAAGCATCTATAATAAGATACTTACCATCAGAGGTTATACGAAGTTCATTGAAGTGTATCATGATCTTAATTATTAGTGATAAAAAAAGAGCATAGTTTTTAATCTATGCTCTTTATAATTGTTAACTCAGTTTACAGAGTAGCAATAGTCAAACCACTTGCAGTATTGATTGCACCAATGAGAGCATTCATTGCAGTGTGCCTGCCATCATCTACAGCTACTAATGTCAGTGTTCTAGGAGACTTCTGTACATCTTCTGCACCACCAGCCCAGTAGTAATTGATATCCAATACATCATACTTCTGAGTTGGGTCTACCAAATAAGTAGTATGAATAACATTGGGCCATCCCATATTTCTGTACAAGTCACCTCTAGCACCCATGCAGAAGTATTCAAGGTCTGCAATTTCATGACCATTCTGTACAGAATTAATAGGAGTTAATGTAGTAACTGTACCCCAGATTCTCTCATCACCTTCATAAGTGATATTAGTAGGCTGAACTGCAAAAGGAATATAGCCCTGAGGCATTACACCAAGAATCCAGTCTTGAGCCACCTGTTCAATCTGAATACCAGTATAAGTACCAGTTAAAGATGCAGGGTCTGTATCAATATCTACCTCAGTATAAGTTTTACTGCCAGAAGCATCTGATACTAAATAGATTGTTACTAATGGAGTAGCTTCTCTTGCTAAGTTCTTACCTAAAGACAAAGCTAAAGCCTTATAGAAATCTGATGCTGACATGCCACTAACTGCATGTACCATACCATATTTCCAATACTGGTCTTCAGGAGATAAACCTACATACTGTCTGAAAGCAAGTCTCAAGATATAATCTTGACCAGCTACAGGAGCACCACCATTGATATTAGCATCCAAAACTACTTGGTATCTATCTAACTTCTTAGCCAGAGCTTCAGAAGAAGTAGCCTTTGCATAAGTCACATTAGGAATATGAATCTTATCACTAGATTCAACAAGACCAGCTGGGCTATAATACTGGAAATACAGAGTAGTCTTAGCTTTATCTGCCTTAGGCAGAATATCACCAGCAGTTGTTAACTGAGCTATTGCAGTTTTCAGACTTTTTGCGACATATAAATGTCTTACTTGGTTCACGCTATAAACAGCCATAATATATTATGTATTAAATTAAACATTAGCTTTATTACTAACAAAGCTATTATTGATTATTATTTTCTTTATTTGCATATTGTGCTTTACTTGAAAGAGCTAATCTAACAGCTCTCTCTACTATCATATTATGTAAGCTATCATCTAACATACAATCCATAGCAGTAGAATATCCACCAATCTCTAAGTCTCCTATATCAACTAATATGATAGGAGTTGGTTTACTTAGATAGAAGCAATGATACTTACTCATGTTATATTTAGATATTAGCCTGATAGAATTGTTAATATCTATTCTAAGTACCCTATTATCTGAAGGTCCTTTAAATGGATTCTTTAATACCTTATATAACTCATCTTGTCTAATAGGAGTTATTAAGGCAGTCTTACCATCTTTACACCCTAATGTAGTGTCACTTAGAATACATTCTTCATAGGTTATAAACCATACATCAAGAGGTAATGTAATATTAGCCTCCTTTGCAGGAGTAGCTATTTCATTATTAAACTCTTTAACTGCTTCAACTAGAAATCTCCTAGCTTCTTCATTAGATTCAAATGAAATACCAAGGTTGTTTCTACCATTGTATATCTCTAATACAATATCCTCTTGAGCTTTAGTTAGATATACTGACTTCTCGTATTCATCAAGTACAATAGCTACATCTAGTGTATAAGCACTAAGAAGAACATCCATCTCATTACTCATCTCAAATCTATTCATAACTATTCACTTCTTTGACCCATTTGAATACTAGTATTTACATCTCCTGTATAAGCAGCCTTAGCTATCTCTACAGCTCTTTGAAGTATTTCTTCATGTATGCTTGAATCTAATTCACATTCAGAAACTGTACTAACTCCATTAATAGATGTACCATACAGAGTAAGGTCTTCTACTATAATAGGAGCAGGTCTTTTTATATATCTAAATGTTACTGTTTGTGCAGGAGGATTTGATAATACTTCAATTGTACCTCCAACTTCAGTATGATTACCTTGTATCACCCAAGCTTCAGCTTTTGGAGGATACTTGAAGGGTTTCTTTAATGCAGCATTAAATTCAGCAGGTGTGAGATATTTAGGCATTAAAGGAGAGTACTTCATAAGATCAGTATGAAACTGCTCATTTAAAAGTATGAATGCATCATCAGGAATCTTAAATACAACACTTCTACTATCTAACCTATATACTGGGCCTAGTGGTATAAGTTGAGGAGTTGCTGATGTCTTAATCAAATTCTTAAAGTCTGCATCTCTTTTAGGTGAGTCACTGAAACCCTCTTGGTACTTATTACCTTGAGGGTTAAAGTGATTCTTTATAATCTCTTCTTGACCTTTTGTTAAACAAACACTAATCTCATAACCATTTAAGCCTGGAGCAGCATTAGAATCTATGTTATTGTATAGGACATTAAACCTATCAAAGAATTCTGTTACATTCATTATTCTTTCAGTTTAGCTTCCAAGCTGAACTTAATAGTCTGGTTCTTAGGTGAAGCTAAGAACTTAGCTGCTATATTAAAGGTTGGGTCTTCTTTATTACTACATAAAGGACTATTATCTTCTCTTAAATAGAAGAAGCCTCCTCTATTAGCAATAAGTCCACCTTCAACTGCTCTCTTGATAAGTACCTTAGTAGATAACAGAGGGTCTGTGATAACCTTTAAGAACAACTTAGCATCAGCCTGAATGAGTTTATTAATCTTAGTTTGCAAGAACTCAATCTTAGTATTAAGGGCTAATGGTCTACCATCAATAGTTTCAATGATAGTTCTAAGAGTATCTGCATCCTTTTCATACTTACCATATTCCATATAAGCTTGCATTGTAGCTGACATTTCCTGTCTAGCATTTGAAGTTTCTTCACCTTCTTTGATAATTACATACTTATATGTAGCCTTAGGCATATCTTGTAATGCTTGAAGTGAAGGAGCAATCTCATCTTTATTAGCCAATAATATCTTATATTTGATATATTGCTCAGGGTCTGATAGATCAAGTATATTATCTTGTTTCAATAATCTAACTTGTTTATTAGACCAATAATTGTTTTCTTTCTTATAAATTGAAAGAGCATTAAATTCAAGACCCATTATGTCTTCAAGGAATTCTTTCTCATCATCAGTAAGAATATTAACTAACTTACCAGATTCTAATTGAGGAACTGTAAAATACTTAACTGCATTTTCAGCCATACCTCCATACAGAATATGCTTTGGGTTAGTCACAATACCACTTTCTTTGGGTACATATCTTACTATAACTCTTTCATTCCTAAGACAATTAATTGGTTCATTGATAACTGCCTCTTTATTACTTCTACCTCTTCTTACAGGTAGTTGTTCCTCAACTTCCTCAGGTATCTGAGGTACTATAGTTGTTTCACTATTAATAGTTTCTAAGTCAAGTTCTTCTTCTTCTACTCTCTTACTTGCCATATTTACTTCTCCATTTAGTATTTAAAAAAAAAGAAAAAGGAGGAGTGTTAATCCTCCTTTTTAGTATTATTATCCTTGCAGGATTGCAGGAATAAGTGACATTGTTCTAGTTGGGTCTAATACCAGTGTACCCAAAGTTGCCATTCTGTGAATTACAGCTGAATCCTCATCATAGGACATATTAGGATTACCCATCTGTCCAGTATAAGGATTTCTGAATCCCCATTGATAACCTCTAAATTCAGTTTGACCCTTGATAGCGCACTTCTGAATATTAGGTTGGTCCATAGTACCAATGTACCAAATATCAAATCTATAAGAGAAAGCTACACCACCTTCAGGATGCAGAATCTTATTTCTTACAGGATCATCATAGAATGGGTCAACATCAAGAGTAACCATTACACCATTAGGTGCTCTCCATTCAGTTACCTGATAGTCAGTTACTGCAATTGCATTCTGTGCAAAGTTACTAGCAACCTTAGAGTAGATAGGAGGATTCTGAGTTGAGATGATAGGCATCCAACCAGAAGTAGTCTTCTTAGCTTCTCTATTAAAGATTAATGCACCTCTTTCACCAGTCTTTATGATGAATTTTCTATCACCAAATCCTAACTTACCAGCAGACAGTTCATACAATGCATCCAGTAACAACTTCATTAAGCCATTAGTATCATTGTAGTACATAGTATTAGCTACTTCTGTCTGTTCAAAGATACCAGCACCAGTCTTAATTACATTACCAGACTTACCAAAGTTCATGTATTCACCATTGATATTTCTGTTAGAAGTACCAAAAGCCATTGCATTGTTCTTATATTCAGAGAACTGGCATTCAACTTCCCACTCAACATAGTGCATCCACTTATTTGCAGTGTCCTTAACTTGTTTACCTGATTCATCTCTACGTACCATAGGAATACCCACAGCAAGCTTTCTATCAAGATTAGAACCTGGTTCCTTGTGTTGAATTCTAATAGTAGTCCACTCATTTCTCATAGAAACAGGACTAGTGAATCTAACATCACCAACCTTTCTAGAGAGTTCTCTTTCAACAGGAGCAAACTCTACTGAGTATCTTTCACCAGCAAGTAATCTTTCTACAGGAATACCCTTGCTGTTACCACCCATAAGTTCTACCTTATACACACAGTTAGTACCTTCAGGTCTACCATCACCAAGAATTCTCTGAGGATATACTTGATTCAAGTTACCTACAATAACTTCACCATCTGCAAACCAGTCTTCAGGGAATACAAGATAGAAAGGAGCACCTCCAACACCAACATTACCTACAGTAGCTGATGTAATAACAGTACCATTTTCATCTCTAGCTTCTACCAGAGGAATATTTCTTCTTGAAGAACCAATAACATCCCAGTAGTATTCACTATCATCGTCAAATACCTTAGTAGGGAATGAATTAAGGAATGTATCAAGTGTCTTTCCTCTATGGAAAGCTAACAACTGAACCATAAGATTAGTTGCCTTTTGTGGTGCACGTTGAAATATAGCACCTAAGTGATTTTCAGTAGTCAACCCTTTCCAGTGTTGAAAACCAATCATTTGGAATTTACTTAATTTTCCAGCCATGTCTTAAACATTTATAAATTAATCAATCTCATTTACACATCAATATCGTAGTCTGAAACCTTTGATTCTGGGTCATCACTTACACCTGACATGAAATTAAGACTTCCATCTGTATTTCTTCTAGTAGTGTTGATAGTGTGTTCCAATTCTCTTAGGCTCTTTCTAACTTGCTTTTTAGCAGTTGGTTTAACCAACTTATCTAAGTTTGTAAAGCCATCAGTTAATGTAAAGAGTACTCCCAACTTCTTTAAGAAGTCTGGTCTATTATCTCTTTCATACTTTTGGACTGCTGTTAGATACTCACCAGTTTCTGGGTCTCTATAGACAGGCTTACTAATAGAGTTGTAAACTTTCTCTCTTGTAGTTTTATCCAACTCTAACCCTTCAAAGACTTCCTTATCTTCTAAGATAGCCTTCTTCAAGTCTGCTGCCTCTTTCTTAAGTCTAGCTTTTTCAGCTTCTTCTGCCTCTCTAGCTTCAGCAATAATATTATCATATTCTTGCTTAAAGTACTCTTTATTACTTGCTAGTGCTTCCTTTGCATCTTCAACATCAGAGCCTGAACTAATAGACTTTTGAGTCTCTCTTTGTGCTCTTTCTTTGCTGAATCCTCTATTAAGGAAATCTTGAAAGATAAGTTGTTTTCTCAGTTTTTCACCTTCAGCAGATTCATCAATGATAGCATCTTCTGTGATAGTATTAAGGTAACTGATTGTTCCTTCATACTTTCTAACTTCATCAGGTTCTATACCCACTTGAAGTGCTTCATCTATCCTCTTTTGTCTTTCATCAAGTTGAGCTTTAAGTTGAGCTTCCATAGCTTCAGCAAAGTCTTCAGGACTTTCAATCTTACTTAAAGTCTCATCATCAAGGTCTGAGAGAATACCTTCTTCTTTCAAAGCACTGGCAATGGAAGAGTAGAAGTTAGTTTTGGGAGAAGCACCAGTCTCTTTAGAAGAGGTACTCTCTTTGCCTTTAGTATCTACTTTCTCACTACCTACGCTCTCTGATTCATCAAATAGACTTTCAGGGTCTACTTCAGGAATCTCAGTAGTTGTTTTATTATCTTTATCTTCTTCCTGTTTTTCAGGTGGAATAACCTGTGTTTCTTCACCCCCATCATCAGTAAACAGGTTATCAACCTCATCTGGTGACAGGATATTACTCATGTCTAATCCTTCCATAATACTCTTCTCCATTAATTAAACTATGCAAAGTTCTGAAAAACATTTCATATACACAATAGCATAAGTCTAACAGTAGTCTTACTATAAGTAAAACACTTAACAAAGTAGCAAAATAAAAGGGTGTTAGTTAATAATAACCACACCCTTTAATCTACTTTCATTCCACTGTTAACTCAATGTCTTCTCTATCTATATTAGCTTGTAATAGCAACTTCATTAGCTTATTAAATGATGCTGTACTATTAATAACCTGACCTTTGACTTTGTTCTCTCCAACAAGGATACATCCAAGGGTATCCTGTGGTTTGTTTCCCACATGTATGAGTACACCTTCAAAGCCTTTAACATTCTCTAGTCTAGGAAGAATACCCTTATAAGGTATAGCCCATGATCTATCTTTGAATTTAGGACTTACTGTGTTCATATTTAACTTATAAACACCTGTAGGTATTGCTGTCTCTCCATATACCTTCTTAGCCTTAATCTCTTCAAGTGACATTTGACTAGTTAATCCTCTATCTTTGTCTTCCAGTGTGTCACATAGATAAGTATCATTAACATACATCTTACCTATAGAGTATAAAGGTCCTTTATATGTTCTTTTTACTTTAACTTTCATATTAGTTAGGATTAGCTTCAAGTGTGATAGCCTTAGTAGTATTAGTTGTAACTACTTCAGTACCTCTTTGAGTTTTATAACCTGATTTAGATACTACCCAATTTACTGTAGCACCCTTGTAAGTCTTAATGCTAGTACCTACAACTCCATTAATACTAACAGAGGCATCTGTTGGAGTTGGTGTTATAGCAAAGGTTACTTTATCTGTAATCAATTATACCATATTACCATTAATTCTTTGCTGTACATCAGCAATTCTATCTACAGCACTGCTGTCTCTAATCACTAGAATCTGACCTTCTGCAATTAAGTTAGGGTCTCCTTCAAATACATTATAACTTATTAGTCTTTTCATTATTATCTAATTTAGTTTTTACTTCTTCTCTAGCTCCTTCTATTAGCTCTTCAACTGCTTTATCATCCATATATACTCTTTTATTACATCCCTTGGCTAAGCAAACATCGTTTACTATCTTGCTAACAACTTTCCTTAGCCTCATAAGCTCTAACCTGTTTTCCTCACTTATTTGAATGTATTCATCTAGCTGGTGTGTATAGTCTGTAACTAACTTCTTATAGAACTCCAGCTGTTTAACTAAGTTATCTAATTGGGTGCTATCAACTTCTGCATTAGTTTTATTAACTTCTGCATTGTTCTTTCTTCTAGATAATGCCCAAGTAACTATACTATTAACTAAGTTGGACCCTAGTACTAAACTTATAATTTGTACAGTATCCATATTACTTTATTTTATAATTTCAACAAATTTCTGTTCATCAGTTTCTACATAGGGATTATTTTCCTTTACAGTTACATTTAGTACTGTGTGTCGCTTTTGAAACCATCTAAATAAGAAAAACTTCTTAGGCGGGTTCACAGTTTCTTTCTTAGATTCTACAAATAAGAAACTCTCTAATTTAAACTTAGGAGTAAATTTAATGTAGTTAGGGTACTTCATAATTAAATGAGTATTAGCCCACTCATCTCCAATAATAGTATCTAACTTGAAGGATTCTACAAATACAGTGTCTTTTAATATAATACTGTCAGGCTTCTCAATATGAGAAAGTTGATATTGCATTTGTTTAATCTTGCTATCTTTAATATTTAACTCCTTCCTTACTTCATTCATCTTGATAAGTATAGAGTCTTTAAAGTAGTTAAGTTGATCTATAGTTAATTTGAATACTTTATTGCTATTATTGAGACCACTTAATTGTGAATCATAAGCCTTTATATTCTCAATAGAGGTCTCATATTTAGCAGTCAATGTTCTATTCTGATGTACCATATAGATAAGTGAACATACTAATAGTACTATCAATCCAATAATAAACTTCTTCATATACTCCTCTATTTAATTTGTGCAAATATACTAAAAAGAAATGACCTAGGCAATAGTCTAGGTCATTTGCTTATATAGAATAGATTATTAAGCTAATGGAGTCCCATCTAAATTTACCCAAGCAGTCCCATTAAACAAAATCATCTTCTTAAGAGTTGAATCATACATTATTTGCCCTTCAAATCTTTCACAACAAGCATTTCTTCTTGTAGTACTTGTAAAGTCTGCTGTTCCAGGAGGTCTTTCATCAGAAGTTCCAATAGCATACCCTCTTTTATAAACAGGAGTAAATTTACTCTGGAGTAAGTTACCTCCAGCCTCATCACATATGAAAGCCACATAATCTCCCTTAACTTTAGGTATGAACAAAGCATCCTTCACAGTTTGAAAATGTGCAACATCATTACCATTAAGGTCTCTAAGAGGTGTTGCTTGGTGAGTGTTGAAAAAGATGGGGGGAATATTTAGCCTATCAGGATTATTAACTCCATTTATATTATCATTTCCATCATCAAATTTCCCTATAAAGGGGTATTGAGGTTCACTGTTATTATTATTGAAATAATTAAATGGAGTATGATTATTTCCAGAGTGAGTTACTATAGTAGGAGAGGCATTAAAGTTTGACAAAGGCTGTTGAATACCCTTATCCCAATTCCCAAGAAATCTACAATTCTCAAACTCTATATAGGATTTATTCTCTCCACTTGAACCTCTATAAGAGTTCACCCAGTAAGCATAGATATTTGAATTTCCGCTGAAAGTTTGAGCATAACTTCCTCCAAAACATGAATTCCTAAATGTTGCTCTTGACTTATTATTAACCACTATATAGGAGTTGTAAACCTCCTCTTCATCAAAGTCCCTTGTAATCTGTAACAGAGTAGCAGAGCTTATATTTAGGTCAGAATAAGATTCAATTATAATTCCTACTCTGGCATTTGGACATTCTATACCAAGACCATCTACCGTAGCCTGACACTGTAAGAAATAATAACATATTCCAGTACATTGGTCACAAGCTAAATTCTCAAAATGCTGATATATTCCTTTTAGGTAATAGGCTGTTCCTGTTTGACCATACATATATAATCTCGAAAATACATTGGATGTTCCATACCTATTCATATGTATCCCAGTATTTCCTCCATTTATAAATAAATTCCTCAAAGTGCATTGCCATATATCAGTATTAAACCATATACCATTATACATGGTGTACATAGTTATATCACTAATTTCACAACATCCCAGACCTGCTAAAGAATAAATACCATAAGATTCAGCACTTGTGTTACTCTGCATTATTTTGAACCCATTCAATACTATATTGTATGTTGCCCCTTCATCATGTGTATTACTCTCTAAGAAAATTGCACAATATATGCCTTTATACGAACTTCCCCTTGTATAAACAAGTGTTGTAGATTGAGGTCCATTACCAAGTACTCTATTATATTGTTCTCCAAGTACATAATTAGAACTGCCTCTTACTACCAAAGGCTTGCTGAATCTATAAGTTCCTGTACCAAACCTTACAGAGTTGGCTTTTATAGTAAAAGCATTATCAAGTGCAGACTGTATATAATCTGAATTATCATTTAGGGAAGTAGAAGCCCCAAACCATTCTACAGCAATATAGTCAGTATTAAAGGAACCTACTAATAGAATATTCTCAAATATCTTATCCAACTCAGCCTTAATCTTAGTGTATTCCCCATCAATAGTTCCATTAGATATTACACCTCCTTGAAAATCCAAAGTACATCCTGTTGGAATAGTAAGTACTGCATTACCTAAATCAATGTCATTTACTATCTTATAAATCACATTAGATTTATTAAACTTAGACTGCTGAGCAGCTTGTATATTAGGATATACAACTCCAGAGGTAATACTTTCTGGAGTAGAATTACTATCTGTAGCAGTAACAGAGAAAGACTGTATGCTACTAGCATCCATCAGTGCTTTAGTAGTGACTGCTCCTGTAGAAGCATCTATACTAAAGTAGTCTCCACCTGTAGCTATACTATAAGTATAAGGAGTAGTACCTCCACTAGCTACTGCTGTAGCTACAGTACTCCCAGCAGGATATGATGCAGCTACTGCTGTTTTATTTATTGTTATATTTAATGCCATATCATTTAATTTGGTTACAAATATACTAAAAATTTCTCATATGTGCAAATAGGAAGGACACTTGAAGTGTCCTCCCATTTATATTAAGCTAATGCACTACCATCAAGATTAGTCCACGCTGTACCATTCCATAGAATCATTTTTTTAAGCGTAGTATCATAATATGTAGCACCAATATAATTTTGATTCATTGCAGGTCTTTCAGCAGTAGTCCCTTGTTTTTTTAACCCAGCATATTGTTCTATTGTTCCAATAGGAAACCAAGTACCCGGAGAACCAGAAGTAGCACAAAACCAACCAATAATAGAACCGACAGAAGCCTTAGAATTTAAACAAATATCTCCTGCGTTCCAAGTTTTTGTATTAGAAGTAGGAGCTCTATCTGCCACAATTATCATTTTATTAGCTACTTTTATACCTGAATTATTATAATTATCTATTGCATTATTATTAGCAATATACTTATTTGTAGCTTTTAATACATAAAAATATCCACCAACATTTATTTTAAATCTATTGTCAGAAACATTTATATGTGTTATTTCTCCTTTTAAAGATACAATACCTATACCTCCTAAGTTACTAATAGTGTTACCTAATATATAAATAGATTCATAAGTACCTTCACCTATATTAATTCCATTACAAGCACCTGAATCTGAATAATAACTTTTAATAGTATTATTGCTAATTATGATACCTGCATCTTCATTATTTAATACATTTTGACCACTAAAATTAATAACATCTATTCCATTAGCAAGACATGCTAAGTAATTATCTACTATCCTAATATTAAGACTATTTAAAGAAAATTTTATAGCATTTTTGGAACACAAATCTATAATACAATTAGATATAAAAGAATTACTCATATTAACTCCAAATATACCATATTGCGCAGAAGTTAATATAGAATTACTTATAGTCCATCCTTCACTTAAATAAGTCGAAGCTGCATGATCTACTTCATCATTAAATGCAATACATATAGAATTTGTTCCTTTACAATCAATATTAGCATTAACAATACTATTATTAACACACTTACCATAAGCTTGAATACCTACTCTTGTTCTAATAATTCTTAAATTAGAACATCTTAAGTTCCAAGCATTAGTCATTACTATTCCATAGTAAAATCCATCTATAGTAACATTATTAATATAATGATTGTAGGTAGTAGTATCACCACCTATATTTACAGCAACTACTTTATTGTCTGTTACTCCAGAAACTCCTTGATATGGATAAAAATCTATATATAAATTATCTAGACTGCACTCATCTTTACAGTTTAAGACTCCCACAGTAGTACTTGACAGTCTAGCATTATTCCCAATAATAGGAACCTCACAGTTTAAAGTAGTCCCAATTACATAACCAGATGTTAGTTTATTTCCAAAAGTTACAGATGCTTTAATAAGTTTAGCAAAATCTAAAGCAGCCTGTATATAAGGAGAAGCATCCGAACCTCTAGTAGTATAAAACCAATCTACATTTACAGTATCTAATAAATAAGTTCCACTAAAAGTTAATGTAGTATCTAATTTTATATTTCCACTAAATCTTGTATTACTTCCAATAATAGTACCATTACTAAAACTACCTCCTTGGAAATCTAATGTACAATTAGCAGGTAATGTTAATGTTGTATTATTTAAATCTATATCAGATACTATCTTGTAAATAATATTAGGAAGTGTTATTTCATCTATACTTCTTACGATTACTTCTTTAGATAAAAGCGTTCCATCTACATTTTTATCTGAATCTTCAAAAATAAGTTTTTTAAATGATACAGTAGTATTAGTTACAGAAGATTGTATAGAAGGTGTAACATATAAAGATTGTCCTGAAATACTTCTTATAGTATATTGATAATTATCTATTATTACTATATTACCTATTTTAAACTTAGAAATATTTCCAGTAACTGTAATATAAGAATTACCTTTAATAGCGGTAACAGTAATATCACTTAAATCTAATCCTTTAGTTCCACTATTTATTATTCTGTATTCTTTATTATCATATAGATTATAAATTCTATCTCCAGTTAAAGCAGTTAACATAGCAGAATTAATATTTTGATTTATTATAAATCCACCATTTCTATATTGATTATTTTCAAATATAAATTTCTTAACTGCTGTTGAATACTTATTTTGAGATATAATTAATTCAGTACTATTAGAAGAACATACATATATATATTTAATTAAAGTATTATTTAACATGTTTATAGTAAGGTTGGTACCATTAGTACTTCCTGTTATATAATAACTTTTATCTTGATATGTTCTCAAAGTAATACCTATATTAGAAAATATATCTATATCTGTTTGAGAATTATATTCATTAGAAGTAAGTACAGAATAGTCAGATTTCATAAATATAATCCTAATATTACCAGCTGGTTTTAAATCATAATAATATATTTGTCCTTTAGTTACAGATAATAGATTTCCGGGAATAGGAAAACTTTTATTAGGGTTATATCTATTAACGAATTTACTATTTTTTAAATCAAAAATAGGATTTAGATCATTAGATAATAAAATACCTCCGTCATCACTAGTAGACCTTTCTACTCTAAAAGGAACTTCGTAATATTTAGAAACATTAATTCTATATATCTCTTGTAAACCTTCACGTTGTTTAAATGTAATATTATGTAATCTTTTTAAATAATTCCAATCATTTGATATGAATCCTAAATAATTAAAATTATAGTTATCAACATAATCTATAGTATCTATTTCAATATCTTTACATTGATCATTATTAAAATGAAATACAGAACCTGTAGAACTCGTAGTATCTTCTATTGCTATGTTCTCAAATTTGAAATTTTTACAATATTGATTAGCATAAAATACTTTAGTAACAATATTATCTCCATTAGTTAATACTGCAAGTTGTCCTTGAAAATAACAATCTTTAAATTTCCAAGAAGTAATAGGATAAATACTGTCCCCGTTAATTTCTATAAAACTTCTAATAGCAGTAGGAGATTTTATTATTGTATTAGCAACTTCACCAATATTACCTATAAAATATCCTCCTTCTACGACATTATCATTTGGCCAATATTGATTAAATGACTCAATTACTATAGATTTATAAAGATTATACATAGATGCTAATTTGAAATAATTATTACAACATCCATAATTTCCATCACCAGTTACTACAATACCTTTTGTAAATCCTACAATTTTATCAAATTTAAAATTAGATTCTCTTACTCCATCTAAAATAATAGCTGTCCTATTAGGATTATCATTCCAATCTACTTTATAAGTATCTATAAAATCACTTTTAGCAATAAAAGATATATCAATATTTACTCCTGTACATTTAGTAAATTTCATACAATGGTTTTTTCCACCATAAATTAATGTACCAGCACCTTTTATATTTATAGATGCAAAATTCAATTCTAAAGAAGAAGTTATATAATATTTTTTATTAGTATCTAATACTAATGTATTGGTATATCCAACTCTTCTAAATTTATCTATAGATATAAAAGAATTACTTATTAACTCAAAAGCTGTCAAAAATGCATTACTGTCATCAATTATTCCATCTCCAACTGCTCCAAACCATTCTGGATATATATCTCCATTTCTGATATTACCTGATATATTAGTTTTTATTTTAACATCTCCACTAAGCAGAGTATTACTAAAATTAATAGTTCCATTCTTGATGGAACCACCTACAAACTGTAATACACTATTAGCAGGGAGATTAATAGTAGCACCATTTAAGTCAAAGTCATACCTAATCTTATAGACATTATTAGGCATGTTGATCATAGATTGAGTAAGAATATTCTTATTACTTTGAATATTCTTTCTTAATATTCTATAACCTAAACCACTAAAGGTTGAAGTGTCATAAGCTCTATTAGCTTCTTCAATCTGACCAGAACTATTCTTCTGTAAATCTTCAGGATTTAACTTAACTGCTGTTGTAATCTGACTGTTAATCCAATCAAATACTTCTTGAGCTAATGCAGACAAACCAACAGATGCAGGTTGAAACTCTGCTGTATTATAAGGTAACCAGTAAGAACTATCCTGCCAATGATTATTATCTAAGTTATTGTCATTATAGTACTCAACTGTTAAAGTGCCTGCATAATCTATATAACTTAACCAGATACCTCTTCTCCTATTTTTCATAGGAACTTGTAATCTGGTTGCAGCCTTACTACCCACGTAAGGTAAGGCTATAAAGTTATTCCTTACAAGAATATTATCAAGAGATTCCTTGGTAACTCTATCAAGAACTAAGTCTGTAAAGGTCCAAGGAAATATTTTAGAATAGGAGTTTGCACTCCTATCCTTTTTAATTAATTGCTGATTTTCCATCATTTACTAATTTAAACAATTACTACTTTTGAAGTTAAAGTACCATCTTCATTTATCCATTTAGTTCCATCCCACATAATAGGTGCATTTAGAGTAGTATCGAAATACTCAAATCCAACAAAAGTTGATGCAAGAGATGGTCTTTGTGCAGTTGTTCCAACCTTAGTATTAATTGGATAACCATCTGCATCCCTCCATGCTACACCACTCCACCACATAGGCTTCTTTAAGTCAGTATCAAAATAGTTGAAACCTTGCTCTTGAGCATAAGCAGCAGGTCTATTAGCAGTGGTACTATTTAATGGTATATAATTTAACCTGTTATTTCTTTTATATATCAGCTTAGCATCTGTGTCATAGTCTAAGTAAATATTAGAAGTATAGTTTATGATATTATTGTCTGCAACTGTCAGGTTAGTAGTACCAGTGTTTAACTGAATAGCTCTTGCCATAGTAGGTGTAGACTTTATATCTATAAATTCATTACCTTCAAATATAGTGTCAGTAACATAGTTAGCATTAATTGCAGATGAGAAAGCACTTGTTACTCCATCCAAACTCTCACTAATAAACTTGTTATTCTTGAATATAGAGTTATGAATACCTGTTAACCAAGATACAGCACCTCTACCACTTCTAACTATATTATTTTCTACTCTAAGGAACTTAATACCATTATTTCCAGAACTGCCAGCTCCAATTAATAAAGAAGCTGCAACCCGTGAAGTTTGAGTATAGTAACCATTACTAAAAGTATTTCCTGCAATAAGAATATCTGAAATATCATAAGTACCAACTACATAAAAGCTTAAACAACTTCCAGTTGTACCAATAGATAATTCTATAAAGTTATTTACTATCTTTAATCCTGATGGTAACTTAGTTACATCAACTGTGTGATAAGGTCTAACTATAATACCTCCTCTACATCCAGTAGCAATATTACCTTCAACAATAGTGCCCTTACCATGCATTATTTGAATAAAACCTTCAGTACCAATACTGTAATTGCCTTTTATATTACCATAAGTAGCAAAGTATTGTATGTCTGAAGCTATACAATCTACATCAGTGAACTTATTATTAAATATACTACCATAGTCACCATATGCATAAACAGCATGTTCATGATACTTTTCACAGATATTATCTGAGATAATAAAATTATTACCTGAAGGGAACACACAGCTGTAGCATTTACCTCCAATAGAGTTAGCTATAAATCTATTATTCTTTATGATAGCTGAGTCAGCACCAACATTAGTTCTAATACCCATTAATACTGTGCCACCAGTTGTAGAATGATTAACTCTACCACCTATAAATAAGCATGAATCTACAATTAAAGCTGTTCCATAACAATTAATACCGTGAGTAGGATAATCTTCAAAACTAAGATTAGATACTCTACAATTATTGCCATCTACCTTCAATAAGCAAGGATGCCATTGTAATGCAGTATCAGCAGTATTAGTATCTAAGAATCCCACATCATCAGCACCACCAGGTCCTTGTAACTTACCTCCTTCACCTAATAATACTATATTATTACCTGATAATTCAAACATATTACCAAGTATTGTAGTAGACTTTATTATACCTTTGATAACAATATCAACATTATCATTAGATACAATTATAGGATATAAGGTGTTGTTAGCTACAGCATTTGCTCTTTGGTCTATAATAGTACTTCCAGTACCAGTACCTATTACAACCTTATAATAATCCTGTACCTTTGGAAATAATACTGTAGTATTTGAAGCTGCTATATTAAATATATCCTGTATTGCCTTTCTATCATCTGTATTTCCATCCCCAGTGACATTAAACCACAAGACATTTAAACTGTTATTTTTAACAGTTCCTAATAAGTTAGTCTTTATTTTTATATCACCTGTAAGGAATGTATTGCTGAAATTGATAGTACCATTAGATATAGAACCTCCTTCAAATAAAAGAACACAACCTTCTGGTATGATTATAGTCTGACCATTAAGATTATAATCATACTGTATATGATAAATAACATTCTCCTTACCAACCATAGTTTGAGTAAGGTAGTTAATTAATCTGGTTTCACCTGTATTAGGGTCTGTAAGAGTCTGTAAGTTCTTTCTTAAATATACTCTACCCAAACCTGAGAAGTCATCTATACTATAGTCTTTATCCTTGAAATGCATGTAGGAATTACCATCAGCATCAGGTTCAGTCATAGTTAAGTCTTCTTGATCAGGAAGTATAGAGTTAACAATTCTAGACTCAAGTAAGTCTACCCATAAAGTAGTATTATTCCAAGTTAGAATAGACTCACCTTGATATTGGTACAAGTGCCATTCACCTTGTTCATTTAGGAAGGTAATAACCTGACCTACTTTTCTACTTCTCCAAGGTATAACTCTAATAGCTTCATCAAGAGTATTATAAGATATACCATACTTATCAGTGACATTGATAAAGTCTGATACTCCTAATGCGAAGAATTGACTTACTATATCACTGACAGTAGTATTTACATTCTTACCACCCTGAACTAGAACTATAGTCTCATTTCCTTGAAGAGGAGTAGTAGCTGAATCAAAACTAGTATCTCTAACTGCTTTTGATTTCAGATATGCTTCTATTTTTCTATAATCCTCTTGTGTAAAAAACATAGTATATTAGTTTGCATCTTCAACCATTATATCTGCCACCTTTAATGCAGACAGAATTGCATTTACCTGAGTGACAACTGTTGCTAATTCAGCCCCAGTTTCTAGGTTTGATACATTAGTAGCTTTCTTCACACCACCTATTGCACTTGTAGTTGCAGCAGGCAGTGTGTAAGGTTCTGGGATAGTAGGAGTGTTAATCAAATCACTATAATCACCACTATAAGCTACCTTAGCTAAGTCTTGTGTTTCACCTGAAGAAACATTAGCCCAGCCATTAGGACCAAAGTACTTTAATGAGCCTCTAAACATCCACAAATCAAACTTTGATGGTGCAGATTCTGACTCAACTATACCATTATATCTTCTCATATTATTTAGTATTATTTGGTTTCTTATTTATTTGTTCTTTCTTTAACTGACTTTCAATTCTTAGCTTCTTGTTATCAAAGGCTAACTTCTCATCGAATTCTCTAATTTTTTCTTGTAGATTAGCTTTAGCCTCTTCACTAAACTCAACATCCTCACTAGTCTCTTCATTAGCATATTTACCCATTTGAGCTATTAAAATTGCAGTTTCATTATCTCTAACATTCATAGTATCCTTTAACTGCATTTCAGCTTGCTTCTGTTGCATTTGAGCTTGAGCTATATTCTGTTGAGCTTGTAGCTGTTCTTGCTGAGCTTTCTGTTGTCTTTGTCTAATCTCCTGCTCATCTTTTTCAATCAATCTCTGTTTTTCAGCTAAGCTACTTGAAGTGTAGAGCTTAGTAATAGTAGAGAAGGATAAAGTCTGAGTTTGAAGTGCAGCTTGAGCTAAAGAATCTAATTTACTATTGAGTTCCTGAGTTCCATTGCTATTATCTACAACTAAACCATAGTCAGCTTCAGCAAACTCATCACCATCAATCTCCATTATTCTGGTAGATGTATCTGATAATATGTACTGGAACTTCTTAGACCTACCTTTAAGAGCTATCTTAGCTGTTTCAAGTAAACATTCAAGTACTCTCTTCTTAACATCATCATGTTGAATGAATAACCATTCAGTAATATGTGATGATTGAAGAGTAGCCCTTTCTACACCACCAACAGTCTCTCTATTACTAATTTGACCTTCTCTTTGTTTAGTAATACCTGCAACTTCAGCCATCTCCATCTTGATAAACTCAAGCAGATTGACTAATTGCTGAATATAATTACCTTGGTCTAAGTTAATACCACCAGTAGAAGCATTGTTAAGTGCACCAGCTAACTTACCACTAGCAGCACCATAGTTACCTTCTTTAAAACTATCCTCTACTAGAACATGATTAACCTTAGCATAGTACATCCATTTATCAACTTCCCAGCCTTTAGGAACCTTAGCTAAATCCATTCTAACTAATGCTCCCCAGTTATTAGCTATAGCCTTATTTAATCTATCATGAATAGTATCATAAAGATAGTTATAAGGCTTCATCATATCTACTAAACTGAAAGGTCTTCCTTGATTTAAGTTATAGATAGAACCTATAATACCAAAGTGACATCTTGATGGATTTGATAGTCTGTTATATTGAACCAATCTAGGTCTCATATTAACAAATATCTCATTACCAATCATAGTACCTTCCCATGCTTCATTAATCCACATAGAGTACTCCTCTTCACCTCTATTTCTATCTATTTCATAATCTTCTGGATAGAAGTTATATTCTTCTTCACCTGTTTCAGGATTGTAAGACTTAACCTTTTTAACCTTTCTCTTTGATTTCCAATATACTCTAAGTACTCTTAGATTACCAGCTAAATCATAAGGAAGAAGTGATGTACCTACACTTTCAGGGAATAAATTAGCAGGGTCAAAATAGAATCCATCTGAAGTTGTAACCTCATCACCAATCATATTAGCATTGACAAAGCCATATCTTTCATCTATATTATCCATACTATCCACAGTATTCTGACCTATATGATCAGGCAAAGACTCAATATACTTAATATCTTTCTGTGTTAGTACATCATACCATGTATCTATGACTCTGCCTGGACTCCAATAGTCCTCAACTATGATAATATCAGCATCTTCTACCTTGTTACTGTAACCTGCTTTAAACACTCTTACTTTAAGAGGATTCAATCTCTCTATTACTGGTTCACCACCTACTATATCACATTGGTAAAACTCTTCACCAACAGCCATAGCATCCATGAAACCCTCATTAAATATAAGAGGAATATCATACTCCTTAATATAATGATTGAGGAGAGCATTAGCTCTAATCTCTTTTAAATCCTGCCATTCATAAGTAAAGTAATCATTGAGCTTTTCAAGCTTTTCATTGAATTCATCTTCACTTTGAGAAGTGTCACTAACCTCTTCTTGAAGTCTTTGTAATAACTCATTCTTCTTATTATTCTCAATCTCTGATATAGCTAGTGGGTTAGTTACAACTACTCTAAAATCAAAGACTCTCTTACTTTCTTCCCCTCTTAGAACATTCAATTTGGAATTCATGATGGGGTAGTGCTGTATTCTATCTGGTATATATCCTGCCTTCAAGTCATCAGGATTCAATACTAGTTGCATATCCTGCATATTAATCTTTCCTCTAAGAAGATTGTAATTAATCTGCTTATGGACAACAGACTTTCTGACAAGACTATAATTAAAGAATGTCTTATTATTAGCCCACAGGACGCAGCTACGTCTCCATGATTTAGTTTTAGCACTGAAAGGCAACATTTGTCGGGGAAAGTTTGCAAACTCCGTGTTCATATACAATTCTCCTTGTTTTTATATCTCCATATGTAACCATATGCTGATTTTCTTTTATTATTGCAGCAACTACTAATGTGATGACTTCTTTTAGAAAGAAATGTTTCAGCATCTGTTGCAGATTCAAATTCTCTTAATATTTCATTAGTAGACTTATCTATCATTAAAACAGCTTTAGATAATGCTACTTTTATTCTATCCTTATGTATATTTGATATAGGCTTACCATAATTTGGATGTAGGCTCCCTGCTTTATATTGATATGGTTTTAGTGAAGCATTAACTTCTTCCTTACTTCTAGTCTCCCACATATGTAAAGCTATTACTCTTTGCTTCTCTATTCTATCTTTTGTACGTTTCTTGCCATATTGAGATGATCTAATCCCTTTATACTTTCTAAGTTTATTTCTAGTAGACTCAGACATGGCTATAGAACCTTCTCCACCATTTGCTATATTATAGCAAATTCCCTTCTTTCTATATCTTGCTATAAGTTTAATCTCTAACTTACAAGCAATTTCTTTAGGTAAATTTCTAAAGAGGACTATATGATCAAATCCATCCCAACCATACTTTTTGATAGAGTAATTAAAATAAGGATTATTTTTATAACCACATCTCCACCTTAACTTGGGATTAGAATGTTTAGTGATTCCTACATATACTTTATTGTTAATCTTATTAACATGTAAGTATATTATATATCTATCTTCCATATAACTTCTATTAGATAGTGCAAAAGTAAGTAAAATAATCCACCCATGCAATACCATAAGTGAATTATTTATACCTACTTACACTCTTTACTAAATTTACTGCCTTGTAGGATACCAGTTAATCCTGTTATTATTCATCTTTTTATCATAGTTATCAGTGAAGAATTTATCATTACCAAGATAGTTTCTATCATTAGCTTCAACTCTACCCTGACTAAAGTTTCCCTGATATTGTATAACCATATACTCCCTATACAACATTAATGCAATCATAGATGAAATCCTATCATAGTTACCTAAAGACTCCCATTGAATAGACTCTTGAATAAGTGCTCTGCTCTTTAATGTGTACAATCTAGGAATCATGACTTCTCTTTGTTCACCATCTACTTCTTGTACCATAGGTATTGGAGTTAACAGCCAATTCCTATAAAGTAGTCTACCATAACCATTAATAAACTTATTAGCTGTATAACCTTTACTTTGATTACCTACTCCTGGAATCTTTGTTATCTCTTTATCCTTCAAGTATTCTAGTCTGTCACTAAGTAAATACAGTGAAGACATTCTATTGAAATAAGCAAATAGTCCCTTCTTATTATTTTCATAGTTATCTCTAGCATTATAAAACATAAGAAGTAACCTTAACTGTTCATAGTAATCATCTGCAAATGTAGGTCTACCAGTGTATTCAGCTACTATTTCATCAGTCCATAAGTCTAAAATAAATGTAGATTGAAGTGATAAAGATTCCTTAGCATCATCATCATCTACAGGGTCAGTACCTGCAATATATCTATTAGAAGGTATCTTACCACTACTATCTTTCTTAGGCAATTGGAATATCTCTATACCACCATCAAGCTTATTATCCTTATGAGGAAATTCTCTAATTACACTAACATCACATGGTGTAAATTCAGGCTTTCCATCCTTAATAGTCATTCTACCTGTATAGACATCATCATAGATATTAGGGTTAGCATCCAGTTCATTCTTTCTATCACTCAATTGAGCAGCAGGGAATAAAGAAGACTCCTTCCTCATAATAGCCTCTTGAATAGTCAAAGGTCTTTCAGCTACTACTTGAGTTAATCTAGAAGGGTCAGTAGAGTTATACTTAACTATAAACCTTTTATTTAAAATATCAAGTATAGTAGCTACTACATCTGATACACCATCCTCATTATAAAAACCACCTCTATTCAAATATGCTCCAAAGAAGAATACTGTGTCACCTTTACCATTAGAGTTCTTATCATATAAATTAGGCAATGCATAGATGTTATAACCCCTTGGATTATATAACATCTGAAGAATACCATAGAAGTTACTACCTTCAGAACCACCAGTACCAATGCCTATTTGTTGCCCCCAAGTCTCTTTACCTTCTCTAACAGAAGGTTCATTAGTAGTCCAAGCTACTTGAAATTTAGGAAATCTACCAATCTCTTCATATATAATTCTAGCAGCTCTACTACCTCTGGCTTTTTCAGGATCATCATTAGTTGACACACCAAATACACTGTTTCTAGTACCCATCTTGGCATCAGTTTCAGCATCAATGTATCCCATCTCCCAGAACATCTTATCTAACGAACTGTATAATCTTTTAGCAGGCCATTGCATTAACCTAGCATTTAAGTCAATACATGCTTCAAACTTCTTAAGAGTACCATCCTTATTAGTAAGGGTTCCTTTTTCAGCAGCTAATATAAAGGCATTAATCTTCTCACAATATTTCTCATTTTCACCTATTATAAAGTCCTTAGCTAGCATAGATGCACAAGAGAATGATTTTGAAGCACCTCTAGTTGCTATTTGAAGAGCATCTTTACCACCATTCAAATCATATAAACCCCCATATCTAGCTTGATGAATGTAATGAAACCACAAGTAAGCACCTTCCCAAGACCTAGGAGTAGATGTTACTCTATTAACTGCATTAGTCTGACCTTCTATTGTCTGGGTAAGTTCAATAGGCATATAATTCAAATAGAAATACATATCTCCTGTAATCCATTCACCATCAGAAGGTCTAACCATACCATACCAACACCTACTAGTCTCTCTTCTCAACCACTTCATGTAATCTGAATTAGGATTACCATTTGGTCTTAAATCAGTATATTTACCAGTCTCTGCTTTATGTATAGCAGTTTCTCTAAAGTAATCCATATCCTCAAGAATATGAGGGTTCATAACATCTACTATTATTTTACCATCATTATCTCTTGGTAAGTCCTTAGCTCTCTTTCTATCAGGAGATATAAGTCTCTTAATAAACTCTACATTATTTACATAATCAAAGAACTGTTCTTGTACTTCTTTAGGATATTGCTCAAGCAATTCATCAGTTATTGGTGTCTGAAATTCATTAGTCTCTAATAATACTTTCATCCTTTAATACTTTATCAAATTTATGACTTCTAGCATAGTTGAATATAGCAGATATAAATTCAATATCAGCTTTATCATAAGCTGTTTCATCTTGACCTGTAACTATTCTACTAGAATAGACTATATCTACAACTGCTTCTTTAGAATCTCCATCAACTAAATATAGAGTTTCATTAATAGATTTATAGGCTTTGAATGAAGAATTAACCTGCATATTCTTCCTCATAACAAAGAATGATTTATTCTTAATATTAAGAAGTTGTCTACAATCCTCTACATATCTATTTAACCCTTCTACTACATCCTCTACTTTCATACTCCCCAACCTTTAAATGTTCCATCTTTAACACTGTCTAATATGCCTTTATCTAACAGGTTAGACAGTTCTGAAAGAATCCTCTCACTAATAATTTCTTCTATCTCTGGATATGTACTTCTTAAAGGCTCTTTATGTTCCATTTTAAAGAATCTAGATACTCCATTATAAGATTTATAGAATATATCTACCATTACATAGTAGTAGGATTCTTCAAAAGAACTCATTCCTTCTATGATGTACTCATTAGCTTTAATCATAAAACCACAATCAGATGGATAATTATCCTTCCAATCATCTAACTTCTGATTAATGGCTTTATATAAATTTGCTACGCCCATGATATACCATCCTCCATAATGGTCTTCTCTTTTTGACCTCTCATCTTACTATTCTCTGCAATCTCTTGAGCTACTATCTTCTCAGTCTTCATTAGTTTCTCTGCCATATCAGTCATCTGATTAACAGCAGTAGCTAAGGTGTTTACTGGATATTTAGGCTTACCTTTATCATCAGTTGCAGTAAAGTCCATCTCTCTTAAATACTTCCTAAGATTATCTACTGCAAACTTAGCATCCTCTAATAATAAGTATGAAGTAGTAATAACTGAATCCTTATAAGTTTTCATAGCCTCTTCAACTATCTTATCAGGCTTCCAATTACTAGGCAAGCCTTCTTCAAGTATAATCTTAGCTGCTCTATCCTCAGGATTAGTTATATATGAATACGTACTTCTGGGATCAACCATAAAATATATAAATCCTAATTCAGCTAATGCTCTGCCCTTCTCTTTACTTCTATCTCTATTCCATAGATTCTTTATAGATTTAAGTACAAGAGCTTCTGGTTCTATTACAAGGGTATATCCCTCAAACTTCATTAATCTCATACGTATATAAACTTAAAAAGCCTAGCCTAATTTTTACTTAAGCTAGGCTTTGTTATTAATTCAAGTCAATTCTTGGTTTGCCTTTTAGACGCTCTTCAGTTACAATAGTAGGATTAGAGTCAAACTCTTCTACTTCTTCATAGTCTTCAATTACATAATCAATGTCTCTATCCTGCAACTTCAAGCATGGTTTACCATCAATTTCAATTATATCAAATTGATAATTCAATTCAGTTTGATATTCCTCCATACCATCTTTTAATGATGGAGCTTGATTAGGCTTTTTAACCTGTTTAGGTTTAAGGAACCTAATAGGATTAATACATACTAAATCACCAACCTGAACACCATTTACATGTGGTCCAACTGCTAATACTGTCTGGAACTCATCTACTGATCTTCTCATCTTTGAACTATCAATTATGTTAGTTCCTGAGAAACACATATCTTTTTCTTCAAGAATGTTCATTGTTGTAATAACAGTAGTGAACATTGGTTTAATCTTCTTAATTACTCTCATTTCTCCCTTATTCTTTTTATATATTCAAATCTCTTTTTAACTCCTAACATTCTCTCATAAGTACATGTGAGCTTACCAAGTGAAGGTATGTTAAAGTTAGTCCTTAACTTACTAAAATCCTCCTCATTCAGTGATTCTTTTAAAGGTAAACTTGTTATAGTTTCCCTTATAAAAGCCCAGTGTGACTCATAAGCCAGCTTCACTACTTCCACTGGAAGGTTAAGTTCTATGGCTACTTTCTTTAATATCTCCTGATAACTCATTGTATATCAAATAAAAGCATTAGTTTAAATGAACCATTATCTTCAGTTATATTAGGTATAAATCTAGGATTTATCTTATTATTAACTATTAGTCCATTTCTCCTTAGTTTCCCCATAATTACTTGAAAGTATGCTGGAGTAACCTTATACTCTTCTCTTATTTTTTTCTTAGAATCTTCAGACATTACTACCTTATCAAGTATATCCTCATCAGATATTACCTTACTTAATAAGTACCTTTCATAAGTAAATGCTGTAATTACATCTATCTCTCTATCAGTTAACTTATGGAATGGCTTTAGAAATTCAAACCAAAAACGAAAGAACTTTTTCTGAGAGGTAGGTATTCTAATTACATTATTAGCTGCCACTTCCATAATAACCTCCTTATTCTTCAGTTACAGGTTCTTCAGTACCAAATGTAATATCCTCAATCTCTTTAGCACACTTAGCAATAAAGTTTTTACTAAAGACAGAGTTAGCAGATTCCACTACTTTAAACAGATAATCAAGTCTCTTAAAGGTATTGGTCATATACATCTCTTGTATAGCACCCTTAAGTTTTCTATTCTCTTCAACTAACTTTCTATCTTGTTCAGATAACTGATGTAACATTCCAGTTAACTGCTCTCTTGATAATTCCTTAGGACCTTTTGGTTCCATCTTCATTTCTTTCTCCATCTTCTACTATTATTTGTTTAAGTAACTTCCACCATAAACTTCACCATACTTCTTCTCCCAAGTATAGATGTCAGTCTTATCTGTTTGAGTGCAGCCACACTTATCACAATAGGGCTGCCCATTTACATCTCTAATAGCCAGAGACAAGCATTTAGTGCAATATTCTACTGGTTCACTATTATAATCATATTGCTTTTCCTGTGAGTCTTCCATAAATGTTCTTCTTATATTCATTCATTGTTCTGCTATTAACACCAGCTCTTCTAGAGGTGTTCGCCCTATTATTGAAAGGTCTTTTAGGTGTTATAGTACCATATTTAGTCACATCACCTCTTCTAATTGCTCTAGCAACTGACTTATACTTAGACACTGCATCAAAGATAATTAAATCTTTGAGTTCTTCAGGATCATAACTAATATCATTCTTCTCACTCTTTACTAAACTCTTTTCTTTCATATTTCCTTAGTTATTTGTAATACACTAGAACATACTGTTCACCTTGTTTAATAAGTGTAACTATCTGTTCTTTCTTAATCTCCAACTCATTGACAGCTTGAATTATTCCTCTTACAGTAGGTCTATAAATAGCTTCCATATAAGTTTCTTTAGCTTCTACTTCCATTGCCATATTACTTTTACTTTAATCATGTTGCAAGGGTAGAAATCGAATCTACTTAGCAATGGTTATGAGTCATTGTGGGATACCAATCCTCCTTGCAAGTTTGAGGAGATTTGCTATTGGTACTCCTCTTTCTCCAGTATCTGCTTAGCTGGAACCCTCTATCATCTACCTCTAATGAGATTCATTGTAGCATAGAGTGTTACTCTGTCACTGAATGAATAGCAGCTTTTAGTAACTTCTTTATTTTAAAGTGCAGTATGAAGACATATAGTAATCAAGTGCACTACTCAGTTAATCTAAATAAGAATGTGTACTTATTGATATTAAGTATCAATACTTCTGTCTCTGATTTAATACCTGCATAGACTGTACTACTAGGCAAGTTATTATAGAAGTTTAATGTCTTCTCCTTACAGTAGGTCATTAACTCTGCTGGGTTATTAGCTACAAATGGAGTCCCACTAATAGCTGTAGTACTCATTGAACCTAGGATACCTTGACAACTTTCAGCCAGTTTATCCTGATAATCAATTACTGCATCTAAGAACTCATCTAAGTATAAATGAGCACCTCTTTTATCTCTAATATCTAACTTCTCTGATGCCCAATGTAAGTTCTTAATTCTAGTTTTAATTCCTTCCAATACACTAATGAATGTAGTGAAGAAGGTTAATTCTGAATTACTTGGACTATCATTAAAGTCATCTATAGGTATTAATAAACTATCCATATATCTTTTATTTTGATGTTACAAAGGTATGTATTTTATTTCATATATGCAAGCAATTTGCATATTATTTTTTCCTTGTCAATGAAAAAAACCTAAGTTGGAGTAGAGGGACTCGAACCCCCAGTCTCAGAGAGAAGGGATTTACAGTCCCCCCAGCTACCAATTACTGATTATACTCCAATATTAACTTAACTTCAACTATTAATTGGGAAGAGCAATTTGCTCAACCCAGTCTCTTAAATTATTAACTACTCATTAGAGATAAATGTATTACCAGTATATCTCCATGCATAGTTCTGTGCAGCTAATTCACAATATGCTTTAACTGCTTTCTTTACTAAATTAAGAACTCTTTTCATAACAATATAACTATTTCAATCCATAATTCTTATTACTTGCATCAGTAGGATTAATAACAGCACCATTAACTGTAACCCTATCTACTTGCTCTTCTTCTTTAGTCTCAAATACTAAAGAGAATAGTTCAGATTTACTAATAAATTCTTTCTTCTTTTCTAGAATTGTAGACTCTAGTAATCTAACATGATTCCTGTATTTGTCTAACTCTTCTTCAAGTTCAAGTATATCATAATACTCTTCCTTAATATCATTAGCAGCACTACCACTCATTAGATGAGGATACTTAAATACTACCTCTTTAATTCTATTCTTATCTTCTACTACTACTTTCATAACTTCCTTATCTTTTTATCTAAATACTTACTATAAATCAAGAACTCTACTCCTACTAAATAAATACCCAGAGGTATTGAAAGTGATATAGGAATTAACACTAAATACTTCAAATACAATGGTATTCCCTGTAACATTGCATTAACTAAAACAGCTAACAATGCTATTAATGAATATAAAGTTAATATACCATACCTGTCATCACACTTATCTCTGAGATTAATTAACCTCTTTAACTTCTTCTCTTCTAGTGTATCTTCTTTCTCTTCTAGTATAGAATGATTAAAGGTAACACATTTATTAGGGTCTACAAGCATATTACATCTATTTAATTAAAAGAAAACTACTCCTATTTTCACAAACCAGAGTAGTGTGGAAACATGAAATCCAATCATCCCATTTTTCTTTAAAAGCTCTTACATTATGAATTATTGTTCCATCAATCACTCTGCAAAGGTATGTAAAATAGTTGAGATACACAAATATCTATAGTTAATAAATGTCAAGTCACTAAGTATCAATAGAATAACTTCACTTGAAGGTTAGAGTTAAGTGGCTTGTCCACCAAAATACATCCTTGATGCATATAAATATGTAATTGAATTATTTTTTTTAAATTTTATTTTTTTTGTTTTTTATGTATAAGTGTGGGGAATAATCACTCATTACACCCCCATAGACTTTGACTTTGGGGATTCTCCCCCTCATAGTTTAGAGTAGAATGCTTATTACTCTTTCTTAGTATTTGAATCATTAAAACTATATTATTATGAACAAGAATCTAATTATCACAGTTCTAACAATCATGCTTGTATTAGCTATGATTACCATCAATCATCTTACTAACAGAGTAGATGATGCAAGAGAGTACATTAAAGACCTTGAGTCTACATATCCTGATTATGTGGATACTGTATCAGGTGGTGATGCTTATAATGAGTGGTATAACTACTAACTCATTACTCTTCCAGTGAATTTGAATTAACATTAGAACCTTGTGGTGTATAGGTTAACCACACAAACATTATGAATATCTTTAGTACATTGAAAACTTATGCAGGTAAATGGAGTGTTAAATCTGAAAGAGCATTTGATGCTGAGGAAATCAACGCAGTTAAACAAGCTGTAGTAGTTCCATCTAATTATGGTAACTCAGTCATGTTTACCATGAAGGCTGGTGGTCAGACTTATATTGCATGTAGTAGTGATGCTACTAGTGCAGTAGGTGAAGTCATTGACTTGTCTAAGGCTACATTGTTAACCCTTGAAAAGGAGGGTGAGGATGACATCTTAAGAATTAGATGTTAAAGTGTGAATCATTGAGTAGACTATTATTATAGTCTACTCTTTTAAGTTTTAATCATTAAATACATTAACATTATGTGGAGTATAATAGGTTTATTAGCTATAGCATCATTGTTTATAGTGAGAGATTAAGTGAGGTCTAACCTCACTTTCTTTTTTAATTGTCTGGTAGAAGCAATAAATTTGAGTGCATAAACTCAAAACTCGTGACTAAAATAAGAACATATTTAATTATATATATATATATA